CTATTTTGGTGCTTTCCCGAGCTGTTCATCCAGATAGTCCGACCACCATTGCATCAGATCATGACGCTCTGCCATGTACTGGGCATGGTTGTATGCACGGCGTACCTTGTTGCGATCACGGTGTGCCAGCTGACGCTCAATCACCTCTGAGCGAAAGCCGCTTTGCTCGTTCATGATGGTCGATGCAAGCCCTCGGAATCCATGGCCCGTCTGCAGGCCGCCAAATCCCATAATTTTTAACGCCCGATTCATTGTCTCGCTGCTGATAGGCGTAGAGCGAGGGTTGTGCACGCCCGGGAATAGAAACGAGTGCCGTCCGGATAACGCTCGCAGTGACTCCAAGATTTGAACACTTTGACGCGATAGGGGGACTAGGTGATCGGCGGCGCTTTGCTTTTGGATCAGACGACCTTTCATGCGCTCTGCCGGAATAGTCCACAGCGCATTGGCCATATCAAACTCTTCCCAGCAGGCCCAGCGCAGTTCGTTCGTACGCGGAAAAGTGCGCATCATAAGTTGTAGTGCGTATCGAGTCTCGGGGCGGCCGTGGTACTGCATGATGCGCTGTAGCAGCAAAGGCAGGTTGTCTGCATCAACGTGGGGGTAATGCTGCACCGGTGGCCGCTCCTGCAGGAACTGGCGTAGCCCGTGTGTGACATCATTGTTGGCCAACCCGACTCCGCACGCATAGCGAAAGACCATGCCGACGGCTTCCAAGATCCGTGATGCCATTTCGAGTGCGCCGCGATGCTCCACTGTCTGAATGATCTTCAACACGGCTTTTCCAGTGACTGCCTCAATTGGCATCTTGCCGATGACGGGGTACACATTCGCCTGGAGTGCGTTACGTATCCGCTGGAAGTATCCGGTGCTCCAGCTCTTTTTGCGGACCTCCAGCCATTCATTGGCCACAACTTCGAAAGAGGGCGGCAGGTGCGCCGCGGTGGCGATGGCAGTCAGACCTGGGTCCACGTTCTCCGCCAATTCCGTTTTCGCTTCTTCGCGCATCTGGCGAGCTTTGCCCAAGCTGACCTCGGGATAAGAGCCAAAGGTCAGCCGGCTTTCTGCTTTCGATTGAGGGCGGCGATACTTCAGACGCCAGCGCTTGGCCCCGCTGGGTAGCAGCTCCAGGTACAGGCCGCCTCCATCGAACAAGCGATTCTTGCCGTCGGGGCTGTACTTGGCGGATTTACATTGCGAATCGGTCAAGGGAGGAATGATCTTGGCCATTACGGTTTATTTACCTCTTTAGAGTAGGTGGTGGGGTTGCTTAGCCAGGCAAGAATGTCTCGGCCACGCCATACCGTGCAAGACGAGCTCAAGGCCTCGCCCGCTGGTGCACGGCCATTGATGATTCGTTTCCGCCAGGTCTCGCGGCTAAACGGGATGCGGTCGGCGAACTCGTCCCATCGGTACAGGCCTTCGGGGTGGATGGTGGGGGCGCTTTTGTGAGCCGCTGCCATCGAATTGTTGGGTTGTGGCATGGTTCTGTTCTCCATTAAAAAACCGGCGCAAGGCCGGGCATATTTCATTCTTTAAGGGCTGTGACTGGTATGGCTGCGGTCGTTCTGCTCACTGGCTTTTCTCTTTCTTTGTAATTTTGATGGTATTGGGTACGTAGTTATTGAACTCCCGGCTTGTAGCTATTTGCTCTTTACCCAGTCCTTAGGCGGACAGGTGATAACTCTACGGGTATGCTATGCGCGTTATTTGGCTTAACCGTATCGAAGGAGGAGGCACCTGTGGCTTTACGTGATGGATTTGAACGAGTACTCAGTGAGTATCAAGTAGCGAGCCAGGAAGGCTTTACTCAACATGCACTAGCCAATTACATCCGCCGGGAGTTGCGGGATGCTGTAGCTAATGCAGCTGGAGACAATGAGCGATTGCTTTTCAAAGGAAGCGCCGGCCAGGGGAACTGGGCGCGCGGTCCTTGGGTGGCCATCTTTGATAAGCTCGTTACGGTTAGTGCACAAAGTGGTTATTACCCGGTTTATTTGTTTTGTGAGGATATGACCGGGCTTTACCTTAGCCTCAATCAAGGGATGACTGAAGCAAAGCGGCTCTACAGGTCGGATGCCAAAACCGCTTTGAAAACACGGGCTGCCAATTTTCGCGCCATGCTCGGGAAGGAGAGTGCTGGTTATCCAGAGTTGAACATTGATTTGCGCCCACTTGAGCAATCTAATGACACCGCGTTCTACGAAGCCGCGAATATATGTGCCAAGTTTTACCCCAAAGGGAACTTGCCAAACGAGGCTCAGCTAATTGAAGACCTTGTCAATATGATTCGGCTCTATGAGACTCTAATTCAGGTCGAGGCTAATAGCGAGGTGAGTAGTACGACCGTAGAAGGTGATGAGCCGCCGTCGATGGAATATGAGGATGCTACCCGTTTTCGTATGCATAAACGCATCGAACGTAACGCTAACTTAGCTAAAGACGTCAAAAAATACCATGGCTATACCTGCCAGGTATGCAATATCAACTTCGAAGCGCGCTATGGTGAAATCGGCAAGGAATATATTGAGGCCCACCATCTCAAGCCTCTATCGACACTCAAGGGGCAGAAAGTTGCCTTGGATCCGGTGAAGGACTTTGCTGTGCTTTGTGCTAACTGTCATCGCATGATTCATCGCTCAGGTTGTGTCGACGACATCGTAAAGTTTAAGAATGATCATTACCTTGGTCAGTCCCCCTCCAATGAGTTTGATTGAGCTTCACGAAGAGCCACGGGCCTTTGCTCGATAAGTTTTGAGCGAATCCCATCATTGTCGAGAGATTCAACCCAATCGCTGACCCGATTGGCATGTCCATTTATGGGATGTTGCTGTAGTCGTGATGCTTCATAGGGGAGGCATCCTATGTTTTAGCCACAGAGGATCGACTATGATCCTTGCGGATAAAGGCGCGAGAGATTGGTTATAGTTGTGTTCGCAACCGCTGCTTCTGTTCGGAATCAGTCCTTCGGGCAGCGATCTGCCTGTAGAATTTTGCAATTAGATAGCGTTGGAAAAGCTCGACATGTCTACCGCATGTATCCTAAATCTAGTTATGTGTATCTAGGGGTCCAGTAAGTGTTTACAGATTCAGATCGTGACTTCATGACGAAAAAGATGAAAATAGTTGTTGAGTCTATTGAGTCGAAAATCAATGAGCCTTTCTTTGCTGAGTTCAAGGAAATAGCGATACGCTCAATTTCCAAGTGTATAGAAGCAATTAAGGTTTTTGAGGCATCGGGACAACAACGAGATTTGATGTGTGTAATAGGTAATCAAGCGGAAGTGGCTATAAAAGCTCACTTCAGTGAGATTTTTGAAAAGATATCCAATGAGGATGTAATTCAAGTTCTCGACGCCTTGCGACATTCATTTTTAGGTTATGCGTACAATGGGCTTCATCAACTCTATATTTACCAGGAAAATGAATCTTGGCACCCAAAAATAGTGCTCACAGAAGTTTTAGAGCCAAATGACATTGAATCGCTACCGAATGTTTTGACCCTATATCGAGGATGCGATATAGGGGAGCTTGAAAGTCACACCTTCGGGCAAGCGTGGACTACGTCGTTAGAGAGCGCTAGAGAATTCGCGCACGTGCACTACAGAGACCAAGCGTGGTTTGTTGAAAGCAAAAGAATCGTATTGGAAACTAGATACAATAAAACTGATGTTTTGTTTTCGTGTCAATCAAGTGAGTATGAGGTGGTAGTTGATACCGGAAAGTTGGGTGACGTGCGCAAACACTCATAACAATTCGTTCAAGCCGACCGCCGAAGGCAGGTCGACTTAGCTTTTTCGTTAGTAGTTTGGTTGTCTACTTGGGGGCCGCTTTCTGCCCGATATATCTAGCAGCGTCTGTTAGGCTAAATCTGAGTTAATGCATAGTAGTTTGCTAACGCTCCCCACCCAGCACCACGACCAGATCGCTGATCATCTTGGCGAGTTCAGAGGTCATCAGGGTCATGTCGGCATCAAAGATTTCGTCATCGTTGACGGCCCTCACGTCTTGTTTTTCAGTCAGGATGTCCAGCGGGGCCACGCGTTTGACGTCCAACGCATCGGTGAGAATAAAGCTGATGCGATCGGCCCAGGTCATGGCCAAACGGGTGCATTGCTTGCCGGCTTCCACGTGCTTGCGCACTTCATCAATGTCGGCGCTTTGTTTCACGTAGCGTACGGCAGCACCGCTGTCGCCAGTGGAGCGCAGTTCTGTATCCTGGTCCACGGTGAAGTTCGCCAGTTGCTCTTCGTCTACCAGCCAGGAGGTCATGGCCGCACCGGGCGATTGTTCGGTGTACAGAGCCTGCACGGGGAAGGGTTCCACGCTCTTGGCGAATAGGCCCAGCACCTCATCACTCTTAGCCACGGCAGCGGTATCAATCACAAACCAATGGTTTCGCGTGTCGACCCACACCAACGTGTCGCGCTGCACAGCGTGAGAGCGGGGCATCAAATCAATGATGATCTGCTCTTTGATTTCCTTCATCTGCTTGCGGCCTGGCTTGTAGCCTTGCTGCTCTTCGATTTCGCGGGCCTTCTCGCGGGCTGCCTGGTTGACTACAGCGCTGGGTAGCAGCTTCTTTTCAGCACGCAGGCAGATCAGATACTGCCCGTTCACTTCATGGACCAGCTCACCACCTTCACGCGGCGGCACCCAGCCCAGGCTTAAGGGTTCTTGACTGCCGCCAGGGGCAAACTGATGCTTCGCCAACATTTCGGCCAGTGCTTGAGCTGAGACCTCAAATTGAGGGTCCAGGCGGAAGATACGCAAGTTTTTAAACCACATGGGTGTATTCCTTTCAGGATGGGCTATGCTCACGCGGATAAATCATCGCGTGGGGTGAAATGGAAATGAAGAAAGAGGACGCTGATCAGCTGATCAGGTGCGTGAAAGAGTGTTGGTGGCGTATGGCTTTAGTTTTAGCCATTCCTTTGGGGATAATGGCCTTGGTCTTCTGGGGTTCACCAGTGACTGTGGCTCTTGAAGATGGCGCAGCAGCCTGGGTCCAGGCTCTTGGCTCAGTTGGAGCCGTGGTAGCAGCCATCTATGTCTTGCACAAACAAAGGCAGGACATGATCCAAGGAGAGGTAAATGCGATTACGACTGCCGAGGCGCGTTTTCTGATGGCGTTGAGAACGGAAATTGTTATTCGTCAAGGGCAGTACATGAAACAGATTGGTAATAGTATTGCTGATGGACATATAAGAAATATGGGGCCGTTTGTGTGGGGCGCACCAGACAATCCTTTCCATGTATATACTGCAATGTGCAACGACTTAGGCCTTGTGAAAAACGACAATCTTAGAGCATTGGTGGTTGAGACTTATGCCGAAATGGAGGGCCTGATTTATTCAATTAGGACTCTGCAAGGTGAACTTAATAAAGCGGCAGAGCTTAATATTTCAAATATTCCTTTAGTCAAAGCCCATATTATTGAAAATTATAAGATAGTTGAGATTCATCACGCTTTGGCGGAGCAATTGTCCCATTCATTAGTCAATGAAATCGACACTTATCTATCAGGCCAAATTTAGTCCTGCTCTTTTCCTGGAAGCATCTGCATTTGCTCCGCTATAACTTCGGTGGTGAAGCGATCCTGACCGTCCTGGCCTGTCTATTTACGTATACGTAGTTGCCCTAGACTTGGTCAGGATTGAAATAGAGGAATCAATGGCCTCGAGAAATTTGTTTCAGTGCGGCGCTATTTCCAGTGATACGTTCTCCACAATCGGTTTGGGCGTAGGCGCATCGGATAGAGTGTCCGTCTAATTGGTCCGGCTTCTGGCCGTATACAGTTACAGACTCTCTCGGCTCAAGTCTACGTGGCCAAGGGCGCCCGTCTGGAATGATGGGCGAAATATACGCTCCCCTATTTGTTGTTCCTGAATATAAAACTCCAACTTCAGTTATTGTGACTGGAAAATAACTACGATTGATAACTTCTATACAAAAGTTAATATGCTCTGGGGTGTTTCCGAACGGTAACGCATGTTTGGGTGTAACGCGTAGTCTAAGGCGATTTTGGCTAAGACTCTGCCAAGTATTAATTACGCCAAGTGCAGCGCCAAGAACAGCTACTGATAAAGTAATTGCTTCGGTGTAAGTCATATGAGTTGCCATAAGTAAATAGAAGATCTTAGCGTATTCGTAGTGACATTTTTTGTACTAGCTTTGCCCCTGGCACCACAACGCCATCTTTAATTGCCTGAGCGATCAGCTTTTTGTCTGGTTGGGGAGCTGGCGGCACAGGGTCAGTCAGGTAGTCCGCCGGAAGTTGCCGCTCGTCAAAGATATCCACGCCAGGTGGGTTCTTTGCGACACTAATACTGAACAGCGGTGTGTCGATTCGGTTGATGCCACTGGCCAGCATGTTGTCCAACACGTATTTGCGCAGTGCGTCAGCGCGGGCCTTGCGAGCCTTTTTCAGATCTTGTAGCCGACGAATCTCTGCGTCAATCGTGGGCAGGTCAGCCACCATAACGCGGGCGACCATTTCGCAGCCCTGTGCTTTTTCGGCAATCTGCTCGGGCAGTCCGGTCGATTCGATGGTGTCGGCGATGGTCTCGGCGTCGAAGTCTCGCTCTGCAAGAAGCTGAGCCAGGGCGCGGTATTCAGAAGCCAATGTGTAAAGTGCAGGTGTGCTCATTTTTGCTCAGGCGGACAGGCCGCCTGCTCCATAATTAGAAGTTTCCGAAGTCGCTGCCAAAAGGATCGTCGGCCTGCACGCCGTTGCGTACACCCTGATAGGTGTTGTTGGTATGCCCGCCACGCTGCTGCTGGGCTGGCGCAGGCTTGTCTTTGAGGCTAGAAATGATGCTGGCCAGCGCCTGGGGTTGAGTTTTGTTGTCCAGAATTTCTTTAGCCATCAGTTCGGTGTTGGCTTGGAAGGGTGCGAAGATATTGAACTTGTAGCCCTCGTCACCGTTGTCCTTGATATAGAATTCCTTCTGCAGCACGATACCCACCGGCTTATTGTGCAAGTCCGGGTAGGCAATGGCTTCTTCTCGCGTGCCATCAGGTTTCGCCACGCTGCCTTTTTTCGGGTGTAGTTCTTTAACACCCATCACTGTCATCAGGGCATTGAGGACTTTGAAGCCATAGAGCGCTTCGCCTTGGCTGTTGAATGTCCACAGCGTCAGGTAGTTGGCTTGTCGGCCATCCTGAGCCTTGAAAGAGAACTCAATGCCCTCTGTTCCGCTGCGTGATGTCACCGCCTTGGCGACGATGAAGGCACCGATGTACTTGCCGGTCTGGTCAATGTATGAGTTTTGATTTGCCTGTTGAGCGGCGGTTGTGTCCAGGGTGTAGCTACGCATTGCAATTCCTTTTAAGCGGGCTGCTCTGTGGGGGTGTAGTAGGAGTGAATGGCCTGATCGACCGTGGCCAGATCGTTGTCGATGGCCTCGGAGTCAAATAGACCCATCGGGGTTTTGACGGTGTCGCTGCCGTTATTGCGTGTTGAAAACAGGTACTGCCCGTCACGGACCAGGGTTCTCAGAACGATGGTCACCATGCCTTCCAGCGTGATTTTTTCGTCCAGCATCTTGCCGATTGTCTTGATCTTGGTGCGGCCCTGATCCGTGGTTTCGACATGGCTTAGGATGTAGACGCGGGTATCGTCAGGCAAGCTGGCGGCAGCATTCAGAATGTCCCAGGCGTTCTTGCCGATCTCGGTGAACTTGTCGAATCCTCGTTCGCTGGTGCGCCGCATGAACTCGTTTGCCATCACATACTGAAAGTCATCGATCACAATTACCTTGCGGCGCGTGCCTTTGAGTAGGTGAATGATTTCGGCGGGGCTGTCCGTTTGGAAGATGTTGCCGCCCTTGTTGGCTTCCCGATCGAATCGCTGCCAAGCGGTGGCGCGGAAGGGCAGAGGCTTCTTAACAGCCTGGATCAGCAGTGTTTCTGCTGGGTTCATATTGCGAAGGCTGGTGGTCTTGCCTGTCCCGGACTCGCCCAGGACCATGGTTACGGTGCTCATGATGTTCTCCGATTCGTGCAATTCGTGAAATTCAGTTCAGTCCAGCGGCTGCGCCCAGTCTGGCGAACAGGCCGATGAAGATAAAAACTACGAGGGCAGCGCCGACCCAGGCTTTGACCGGGATCTTGCTGCTATTTGGTGCGTAGCATCCCTGTCCATCGAAAGGGTTACGGCGGCGAGTGCGGGGGAAGCCGGGGTTTTGGCTATGTGGCATTTGCAGACCTCGCTTTGATTAGGTTCCGACCCATCGCAGAAACGCGTCGACGGGCGATAGCAAGAGCCTTTCGAGCTTCTTTGCGTTCTTGGATCAACTGATGTGCTTTGAGAGCGTGTTCGCAGTTCCCTGCCAAGTAGCCTTCAATATCGTCATCGTGATTGACGTAGTAGTACTGTCTGCCATAACACCCGTCCGACTCGTAATCTCGCTCATAAGCGAGCTTCAACCAGTCCTTCGGCTCTGGCCCATACGGCCTGTATTGCACTGACAAGCTCTCACTGATCGCTTTCCCGATTTGTCGGGAGAACCCATCAACCACATCCTTGGCTTCGACCATGGCGATAACGGCGGCTTCAAGCGGGGTCATGTTGGTTCTCCCGATAGGGCGGCGCGGGCTTTCTGGACCCATGTCGGAGTGCGGTTCCTGTATCGCTGCTGGCGGTGAGTCCAATACTCAAGCGCCAGGTAGAGCGCTTCTTCGAGCTGCTCAACCTCAGCAGACTTTGCGTTGCGCTCATTCAGGGCTTGGTTGGCCCGCTCGTAGAACTGGCGCCGGGATAGCTCGTCTTTCATCGCCATTTCGTAGGGCATGTGAATAACTGCGTTCAGCATGATGTCGCTCACGACTGCCTCCAGATACTGATAACGGTCTCGGCTGCGAGTGCAATAAAGAAAGCAGCGCAGCTGAAAAAGCCGGAGAAAATGAAATACTTGATCAACACGGCAGCGCCTCCAGTTCCTGCGCGGTCATTGCGTCGTGGCTGGCGTCGGCCCAACTTTGGATAAGCGCTATAAGATGCGCATTCAGGCCGTCTCGATATACGGGGTCGTGATTCAGGACGCTCTTAACAAAGGGCCCGATCGCATCAGACTTCTCATAAGCGATCATTTGGTCGTTCAGCACTTCCAGCAGATCGGCTCGTGATTTCAGATTTGCTGGCGTGGGATAGCCCCACGACATCAGCACCGCCTGGGACTTTCCGATCAGGCAGTCCTTGATCTGCTGTGCAATAACTTCGCGGCGGCGCTCCGCCAGCTCGTACGCGCATACCTCGCGTTCTGCGTTAGCGTTCATTTTTAGCTCCGGGGATTGCGCCGCGTCCGGCGCTGATGAAGAGAATAGTTAGAGGGTTAGCTTGCATCCCCCACCTTCACGACTTGCGCGCGCAACTCGGTATTGGCGGGTTCTGGAGTTCTATGCCCTCTAGTCGCAGCACTCCCGCCGCCCATGGCGTGGGCGGGTTTGATATCGAATTGGTTGAGGGGGTGGGAATGCTGCGGCTGGAGGGTGCCCGCTCTTACCATGCGGGCCATGGGCCTGTGCGCCTACAGGCTGGCGTACTGCCACTTGTGCTTTAGGTTGCCGTCCACCAGTTATCGGGGGTGGGTACTCCCCAACTGTCAGGCCATTTTTGCCCCATGCCGATATCGCCCAGCTTTCTGCGCCCGTGTGTGTACTCAGGGATTTAGCGGATTACGCCGCTACGATGCATCGCCGCCCATGATGGTCTCCTAAGAATTGTTTCGGCGTGACGCTACGCCGTGAGCATGGATAGGTTGATGGTGGCCGGGTGCATCCTTCGTCCGGCTTTAAACCCTTACACCTAAATCGGTGCTGGCTCTGGCTTGATCGTCCCCAGCGCTTTGCCTGCGCGTACTGCTCACCATCATCGAAGCGCCTAGGAATTACTAGTCGGCGTTGGCAAGGGCAACTGCCCGGCGGTTCAAGCCAAGACGCTTCGATGATGCCCCTCATAAGAAGGGCTCGCTACTACTTGCCACGAGTCATGCAGGCGTTGATGGGATAAGGGCCGTTGAGAACCGAGCGAGATGCCCTCTGCTGGTTTTCATGGTTAACGTGTCGCGGTTCACAGAAACTGTTGCGTTCCGCAAGACGCCTTCAATAATCCGCCTCACCGCATCAGGGGACAACTTCCACATAAAGTAGTCATCGCTTGTGGCTATCACTGTCCACCAACCGGTGTTTGCGGGGTTATTCGTGAAACCAGCGTTGCGTTCATCAGAGTGCTCAAACCCGACATACTTAAAGCCCACCGGCCAACCGCCGTTGTCATCAATGCTCTGGAAAAACTTTCCGTCATCACCTGACCATGCGAATTGGTGGGTTAGGCCCTCGACCATTTTCCGTTCGCTCATGCTTTCTTCTCCATGTCTGCGCGAATGTCGTCACCCGCTTGGCAATGACAAATACCGCGCCACTCGCCTGTAAAGTCGTGAACATCACCAGCTCCACCGCACGAATCGCAGCGCTCAATCTGCTGCTTGTCATGCTTGCCCGGAAAGTCGCTGGGCCAGCGCATTGGTTTGTCCTGCTGTTCCATGTCTATCTCCTATTTATCCGCCAGTACCCTGAGTCAAGGCACTGGTGGATAACTCCTGCCCCTGCGAGATACCACGACGCTCGGGGCAGGCTGCCGACTTGCACGGCGCCTCCCGGTTGGGCCGGGAATGGTGTTCTCCCTGATTACGTCGCCATCAGGGCGGTGTTTGGGCGCTGCTTTCGCAGTCATCGGCTTCTTTCTCCTTCACGCCCACGCCTTGGGGCAGATACGGTTGCCGGTATTTCGCTGGATTTACTTCTGCCCCAGCGCAGTCGGGCAGGCGAGTCCCTATAGGTCTCGCTGTTTATCGTTCGTCTTTTTAAAGAGCCTCCGCCTTGGCGGGCGCAGCCTTTGCTGCTGGCGCTCTCTCTGTACCGTTACTGAGCTGCCCTGAGGGCTAGGCTGTTCTGCGGTTTTGGTGAAGCGTTGGAATGAATACTAGCATTGCTAGTAATTTAAAGTCAATAGCAACGCTATTTAATTTGTGGTTAAAAACCCGCCGAAGCGGGAAGGAGTGATGCTATTAACGTAGATTAGATAGGGCGCTGGTCAAGTCTTCCGCCAGCTCAATGGCGAGTTCCAGCAAGTTGGGCTGTAGTCCGGCAGCCAAAACAGGGAGAAGCTCAGCTAATTGGGCAGAGCGTTTTTGGGCCATCTCGGAATCCTCCAACGATAGACCGAGAGGCCGCGTTGGTGGGGTGTCAATGAAACTCGTCATATCGCAATGCTCTTCTCTTACAAGTGGGCGTTTTAGATACGCGCTCTGATTAGTGGGAGCTACGTGGAGCGCATCAATATGGCGGGGCAGGGGGATGGTTATACTGTATATCTATACAGTATTTTGGGTCAAGGTAATGTAGCTAACTGTTGGGCATGGGTAGACTGGATCTGTGTGGCGAAAATTCGGACTATTGTCCGAAACTAGCCAGTTAGCCTAGGGCTTCATCAATCAAATTTATTGATCATTAGGAGATCGAAATGAAGCTAGTACACGCATCCATCCATACGATGAAGACCGCGGACGGATATGATGTTCCATACGCCAGGCTCGGCTATCAAACAGCACGAGGGTATGTAGGCCAGTCACTGATGCTGAGTCGGTTAACCCCAGAGCTGAGGGCTATTGCAGAGTCAGGCGAACTGGTAACGCTTGGGAAGTGGGCGCCATAAACAAAAAAGCCCCGGGAGGGGCTTTGTCATTTGATATGGCGTGAAGGCATTGTTTGTGAGTCTTTACATTAGCGGGCTAACTTAGATTTTTGAACCTTCTGAGTTCAACGCTCTGCGCTCACCTTAACGGCGTATGAACGCTGAATATATATTAGGCCCTTGTCCGGCTTGCAGTGGAATTATTGAAGATTGGGGTTAATACATGGGATATTTTATGTGGAAACTTGTTTTATAGTGTAGCTGCAGAAGTTGAGATGCGTTGTGTTGTTGTCTGAGGCATAGCATCGTATGTGGTTCCGTTGAGCGTCCTTCCGGTTCTATCCTTTCTAACGCCTCCCCATTGCTTAAAGAAGAATGCGACGCCCCTGTTTTCACACTGACGCCTGATTGACTGCACCCATTCCTCCAGCATTGGACGTGCGCCTTTTCCCGACTCGCCACCGACAATCACCCAGTCGATATTTTTAAGGGGCAGGTTGCTCAGCGGCCCAATCAATGGTTCACAAGAGAGAAACTTAACCTTTGCGGGAGTTTTTGCTAAGTCACGAACACGCTGAATGACTCGACCGTCTTCCACACTAACACCCATCCATATATTGTCCGCCCAAGGCAGAGCCTTTGCTACTTCAAGCAGCCTTTCTGATCTCTTGGTGAGAATTTGGAAGGTATGTTGAGGGCATTCGACCATCGTTTTAAAGACTGCTTGGATGAATTCAAGCGGGACATCGTCTTGGAACAGATCGCTCATCGAGTTAACAAACACTAACCGTGGTTTTTTCCAACTACGCGGCACATCAATAAGATCGTCATGTACGGTCGGGTGAAATCCGTTGATATATCTTGGCGACCCCATTGCAACTAGCCGTTTGGCCATTTTTTCGGCATAGCAATTCTTGCAGCCCTGGCTAACTTTGATGCAGCCAGTAACCGGGTTCCACGTCATCTCTGTCCATTCGATGCCGGTCTTCTTCATGTTTAAATCTCTTTTACTGTACTTATAGACAGTATATGTGTGTATGCTCAGAAATCAAAGGAGCTTTGAGGCGACTGGGCGACACTATTCCAGAGCTTAGCTGCAAGCGCGTGACTTGAAAACAAGATCATGCGATAGAGAGGGGCATTATTCTTGTCAAGGGTCATCAATGGTTTAGTGCGTGCATGCTCGAAGCCCAGCGTCTGCATCAATGACAACCAATATTCAAGGAACTGTGCGCGTGCATTCTCTTGTTTCATTGAGTCAACTTCAATTTCCCCCTTCCAACCGGGAGCAAACTGGTCGAATCTTGAGATTTCCTTATGGTATTCACTGTCAATATTTCTAGTGATATCCATCTGGCCGTAATAGACTATAAAATCTATCATTCGTAATTTCGAAAGTTTGTTAAGAACAGAGAATGGAAGATCTTCGGGTCTAAACGGATCTAAATAAGCTAGTTTCAAGCCATAGGGCGGGCAGCGTGCTACCGCCTCTGTAACAGTTTCATTTGATGGGCCATGAAGTGCAATAACATTCGCCCCAAGTTCTGTAAGGCGAGCTTTACAGGCCTCGAGAGAGTTTTTGTCGGCATCCCCGATTATTACCGTTCTATATTTCCCATGAGGTTTTTTACCTTCAAGAGATTTTTTATAGGCAGTTATAACTCCATTGTCGCGGATATCAGTTGCATCATTTTTGTTGAAAACTCGTCCTGGCCCACAATACAAATCGATAAGTGTGCTTTGAGCATTTCGCATTCTCACCCCATAAGATGCGGCGACGTAATCTTGAAGTAATTGATGCTTCTCAAAAGCCCAAGGCCCCACTCTCATGACAGGCAATCCGTCTCTGGGATCAGTTATAGCGCTTGGGGACGGCTCGATGGGTACGCTTGCAGCTAGGGAGGACGTCATTGTCATATTTATACTCCTTCACTCACATAAAAAAATGTTACTTTCTGCTTAAAAAATAAGGAGCCGAACGGCTCCTTGTCTCTTCCTGCTCAGTCCTTCTTACGTACAGCCTCCCTGGGCTGGGTCAAGATTATTGAGTCCATGCTTACTCTTCCTCTGACTCGACTCTACGAGAGGAGCGGCGGAAGTTCTCATCGTTTTGGCAGTACATCAAAGCGTCTCGTAGGATGCCTGCGAGTCGGTACAGGTCTTCCGGCTTGTTCAAGATGATTCGACCATTTTTGCCAATCTCTAACCCGGCCCGCTGAGCTTCCATGTTGTGGGTTTCGGTCATTGGCTCAATGAACTGAATCGCGGGGCGTCGCTTGTCACCCCAGAAGCGGAAGAGCCATCTATTCGATTTCCCACCAGAAACCACAGAGAAGTATGTCTCAGTATCTCGCATGGACAAATCTTCGCCTGGAAGAATTTCTTGGCAGATCTGGTAGAGCTTCTGCTCTTCTGGTGTCGTGATTATCTTTTCGTTGTCAGGGTCAATGATCGGCGCATCTTCGTCGGACAGCACGACCACTGGAGGCGCTTCCTCGGTTTTCTGCGGTCGTGAAAGGCTAGTGGCGACCATTGAGCTTACTGATTGAGCTACTGCCTGGACCACCAAGGGCTGAATGCTTTCCAGGAATCGCGCATTAAGCTGTCTTTGGATGGATGCTCGTGTTGCAACATAACGAACAAAGTCCACATCGCACTCGCGCAGGGAGGATGTGATGGCCTCTCGGAAAGATGACAGGTAAATATTCTCTTCAGCCATAGCGCGTAGCGCGCCTGCTTCCAGCTTATCGTGATGAAAACGGAATAGTTGCTCCGCAGCATCCTCCTGCGGAGCCTCAAAGTCGACAGTCAGGAATGGATCTTTGTCCATTATGTTTCTGTTGACCAAGTCAGTGAAAAAACGCCACTCCCTGCCGTTTGTTATTGCGGCAACCGCCACCTCTGGGGTCGCGTTGTAGTACCTGGATAGCTGAGGGCAGTGGTTCGTCAGGTCTTGGGCGTATGCCTTGGCTTCAATAAAAAGCACAGGCGTCCCATTACTGAATAGCGCGTAATCAACCCGCTCAGTGGCTTTCACCCCAGGGAAGTCAGAGCCATACTCTGCCTGAACTTTAGTTGGGTCGTATGGGCTGAAGCCAAGAATATCAAGCATCGGGAGGATCAAGGCTTGCTTGGTTGTCTCCTCCGAAATGCAGTGGGCACCAACTTTGTTCACATGCTCAATATGTGAACTGACTCGCTGTATAAACCGTTCCATTGCCTCACTCACAAAACAATAATATTTAAAATTTCTGGTTACTTTATAGGTAAAAAATATGGGGCCGTATAGACCCCATGTATCCCTATTCGATTAGAAGCCAACACTCAACTCAGTAACTCGGCTAGTGTGACGTTTCATCGTTTCAACCTTCGTCCTTTCTCACGTCCAGACCGAGCTGGGCGGCAGCATTCAGAACTGACTTTTCCAACTGGGACCTGGCGTTATTGTCCAGGGCTTGGATTTTTCGCTCATCAAGCAAATCGAACGGCCAAGCAGCCCCGTCTTCGCTGTCGCCGGTCCACATCTCTGCTGCCTTAATCGTATGAGCGATCGAAGGGCTGAAGTCTTCGATATTTACGCCCAGGCCAGACGCAAACCCCTTGGCCGCTTTCATATTCAAGGGCCTTCTGCCGTTCAAGTACTGCCACACAGCCCCCTGGTTGCCTATATCAAAGCGAGCCCCGAACTCTGCTTGGGAGAGAGACGTGCGTTCGTTGTATAGGCGTTTCAGACGCGCAGCGTCGTCTTGTGGGGTTTGGGACAGGGGTTTGCGTGTTTGCATTGGCGAAATATAGCAACGCTATTAATACGTGCAACTAGCATAGCTATTGATTCAATTTAATAGCGATGCTAGTATTTGTTCATGAACCCTATTGCTCACTACCTAAATGCGACTGGCCTGACTCAGGCTGAGTTCGCCCGGAGGATTGGCGTAAGCCAGTCTCAGGTCTATCAATTCCTGAACGATATCCGCCCAGTATCTGAAAAGGTTTGCGTGCGTATAGAGGAAAAGACGGATGGCAAGCTAAGCCGGAAACATCTGCGGCCTCATGACTGGGCTGATATTTGGCCAGAGCTTAGGAAACCTCCTCTTAGCCAGTTCGATAAGGAACTCGCCAATGTGTGATCCAGAAAAGAGAGAGCCGATACCCATCGGCCCCACAGATATCTAGTGAAGGGTAGAGGCCCCGGCCTCGCCTAAGCCGTGAAGCTCATTCCACAGCAGCCTGTCCAGCACGCCCTCTACATGGGCCTCTGTTGGGTATTCAAACATTTGCCTGGCCAGCTCTTCGGCACGATCCAGCAGCTCCAGGCGCTCTAAGTCAATTTCTTCTTCCATGCCGGTAGTGTCCGGCGCATTCAGATTCTTATCCATACGTAGTTCCCGAGGATTGCAAAGGTCTCAGGGGCTACTTTACGAAAGCAGGACGGATCAATCATGCGAAACGAATCGCACAAATCCAAGCTGAAGACGTTGCTGCACTACGTCGATCAATGGCGCGCACGCGTGGGGAGCCGGGAGGCGGTGGCCCTGGCCATTGTGGAAACCCATCAACGCCACGGACTGGAGTCCAGCAGCAAAATCCGTTTCGAGACAGCCGGTGACACATTCACGTTGGCCAAGAATGCAGCTGATCGGATCTTCCGCTGGCTCGACGATCAGACGAAAGACAACAACTACATGCCGGCGAACTTCGAGCAGTCCATTCTCCTGGCCATGCCCGAAGACCTGCGCTACGCCTATGTGAACGAAATGCTTCGTCCGCTGGGCTTCTCCGCGCGCAAGTTCATTTTCTGCTTCGGGCAAGAGTTCGATGTGGTGGACCGCGTGAAGGCGATCAACAAGGAAGGCTCGGAAGCCATGGCGGCGGTGCTGAACCTTTCCCAGGACAGCAGCTTGGATGCGATGGAAGCCGCACACAAGGAACTGTCTGAATCCATCGGTACGCAGCGCGCGGCTCGCTCGGCTCTGGAGGAGCAGATCGCCCAGCGTAAGCATGTGGGAGCCTGATATGCGTTTGATCTATCGGGAGTTCACGCTTCGGGATGGACTGAGTTGGAACAACCTTGTGGCATTGGTGCGGGCGAATGCGCGTGCCGCGATCGACAACGATAAGCCGCTCAAGGTCATCGTGACTCAAGCAGAGGCAAAGCGTCGCAGCGTCCAGAATCGCTACTACTGGGCCGCGGTGATCACTCCGATCGCTGAGCAGGCCTGGGTGGGCGGGCGCCAGTTCAGCAAAGAGTCCTGGCACGAACTGTATGGGCGCTTGTTCGGTGTTTGCGAAGACATCACGTTGCCTGATGGTGAGGTGGTTACCCGCCGGCTGTCCACCACTGATATGACGGTCTCGCAGTTTTCGGAGTACTGCGAGCGTGTTCAGGCTCATGCCGCCCAAGAGTATGGAGTGGAGTTCTCATGAGAGCCTGGAACAGTACCCTGCGTGCCAGCGGACCGCTGCGCACTTATAAGCCGATGAAAGCTACGGCCTGGAAGAAGCGGGCGCCCAAGAAGCGACCAGGTCGGCACGATGCCAAGCTGCGTAATGCCGTGCGTGGCCACCCCTGTTATTTGCAGATTCCCGGGCTGTGTCGCAGCTATCCCGACGACCCGACTGTGGTCCCGTGCCATCCCAACTGGGTGGAATATGACAAGGCAGGCGGACTGAAAGCCCCTGATTTTTATACCGTCCCTGGCTGCCACGCCTGCCACGCAGAGCTGGACCAAGGACGGCGATTCACTCGCGATGAGAAGAAAGCTATTTGGGAACGCGCGTTCGCTGCTTGGCGACCAGTGCGGGATAAGGAGTTTGTATGAGCGTCAAGGTAATGACGGCCGTATTTGAACGGTACCCAGTTGGTGGCGGGGAGATGATTCTCGCCCTGGCGCTGGCCGATCACGCTGATGATGACGGATGCAAGGTGTTCCCGTCCATTGAGCATCTGATGATCAAGACGCGGCAATCGCGCCGCACGGTCCAGTATCAGCTACGCAGGATGGAAGAGTCTGGCTGGCTGATTCTGGTCAATAGCGGCCATGGTGGACGGGGGCAGTCTCGTGAGTATCGAATCAACCTTGATTGGATTAAAGGCGGCGAATTACCGGGCCAAAAGAACGGCGCAGAAATTGCACCCATTTCTGATGAAAAAAACGGTGCAGATTTTGCACCCATTAATTCACCTGAAAAGGGCGCAATCCACGACATAAAGGGCGCATCTGACGACACAAAGGGTGCAAACGACGACATGAAAGGGTGCAACGGGTTGCACCCGCATATAACCATCATAGAACCATCAAGTAACCGTCATAAACCATCAAGTAACCGTCATAAACCATCAAAGGCTGGCGCCCTGGTTTTGCCCGATTGGCTGGATTCTGATGCGTGGTCGATGTGGGATGAATTCCGAAAAGAAAAATCCGGTAAGGCTTGGACGGAGGCAGCCAAACGGCTTTCTCTGCGAACGCTTGCCAAGCTGCATGCCGCCGGGCAGGACCCAACAGCCGCCATTGAGCAGAGCATTGAGCGTGGCTGGACCGGCTTGTTTGAATTGAAAAAATCGATTGTAGGAGCAGTGAAACATGGAAACTTTGCAGACCAAGACTATCGGGCAGGTGTCGGTGCAGACGGCAGTTTCTAGCCTGGTCGGCCAGATGCAGACCGAAGAACGGTCGTGCGTTCAGCATGGGCCTTATGTGTCCAGCTTTTGGGGTCTAGGCGGTGGTTTCTGGACTGACTGTCCTGCATGCGAGAAACAGCGCCGAGACCAGGAGCAGATAGAAGCCGTGCGCCAAGCAGAGCACAACAGGGCGCAGGCTCGTATGCAGAACGCGTTGCAACGTGCCGCTATTCCTGCTCGCTTTGCTGACCGACGATTTGAAAATTTTGAGCAGCATTGTGACGGCGCGGCCCACGCATTGACAAGCATGCAGGAGTACGCCGGGAATTTTGCTGAAACCCTGAAAGCGGGCCGCTGCATGCTGCTGGTGGGAACGGTAGGGGCGGGTAAGACGCACTTAGCAGCTGCGACCGCACATAGCGTGATAGCCCAAGGTTACTCAGCCGTGTTTGCCTCGGTGATGAGTGCGGTACGTAGCGTAAAGGAAACCTACCGACGGGATTCTGACCGCACGGAGCGCGATGCGATCGATGCACTGATTGCTCCTGACCTGCTGATCCTAGACGAGGTTGGCGTGCAGTTCGGGAGCGAAGCAGAAAAGCTGATCCTGTTTGAGATCGTCAATGGGCGCTATGAATCGGTCAAGCCCACGATCCTGTTAAGTAATCTGAATATAGAGGGCTTAAAAGCATACATGGGCGAGCGTGCTGTCGATCGATTGCGCGAGGGCGGGGGCAGGCAGATTGTTTTCGACTGGCCTAGCTATAGGGCTAACGTGAGCCGCGGCGGATAGTCATGTCTGAAATTGAAATATCTTTGAACATGCTCCCAGTGCCGAATTCTAATTTTTGGATTCTTACTGAGACAGTCTCTTTCACGAGATCAGTTAGTGCCAAGGAAATTGTTTCCTCGATTTCTTTAATAGAAAACCCTTTCATTACCTCAGACAAGGAAGGGGGATGGCGGGTTAAAGATAAATCATCAAAAGCATCGTGCGTCTTCAGCTCTTTGGAGTCAGTCATGGGGCCTCTACATAAAAAAAGCGGTGTGCTTCAGTGTATGAGAAAACTAATAACCGCGCAGCTTTCGGAGGCCGCATGAAGAGCAAGTACGGAAACCGCAAAGTCACGCTGGACGGCTACACCTTCGATTCCAAGAGGGAAGCCATGCGATACAGCCAACTCCAATTGCTGCAGAGGGCAGGGCAGATTACGGGCCTGGAACTGCAGCCGCGTTTCGAGCTGATCCCCAAGCAGCGCCGTGACGATGGCAAAGCGGAACGTGCCTGTGAGTACGTGGCCGACTTCCGGTATACGGACACGGCCACCGGCCAGCAGGTAATCGAGGATGCCAAGGGCATGCGTACGCGGGACTACGTAATGAAGCGCAAGCTCATGCTTCAGGTCCACGGCATTTCTGTTCGGGAGGTTTGATGTGTCATACCCAAGCTGGATGTACCAAGACCCATCCAAGCACGTTGATTTCGTGCGCCGGAAGCGGAAAGAGCATCAGGATCGGCAGCCCGAGGCGAAACGGGAACGGGCTCGGGAAGGACTTAAAGCGTTATTCGGGGAGGGCAACCATGCAAAAACTGAGCGGCGATGATTTGCTTTGGAACTGGGCCCGCTGGTGCTGGTCCGGGGAAACGGTGGGCAACATGGAGCGGTACGTACTCTGGGAGGACGATTACCGCCCGATCAACCAAGACCACGCTCAGGCTGTGGATGCCTTGTACCAGCGGCTGCCGCGCTATCAGGCCATGGTGGTGCAGGCTGAGTACACCCGGAAGAACTCCCACTTTGGCAACCTATCGGCATCTGAGCGCCTGGTGGTAGCTCGTCGGTGGATTCGCCAGATTACGGGAGCCATTTTGCGGGACGAGGATTACAAACGGCACCTGGAAGGATTCAGGGCTAAGGTAGAAAAGGAGATATTGCTTTGAAGTATGCGTCGGAGGTGATTGATCTGCTGGCGGCGTATCCGGGGCGTCAGTTCAAGGTTCGACATATTGTTAGATTTGTAGCACCGAACTCTACTCCTAAACAGCGCGCCTCAATCCGAGTGGGAATTCAACGGGTATTGAATGCGCTTGAGGACTCTGGGCAGATAGAGAGCTCAAGAGGGCAGGTGACAAATGGCGCAGACGCTGAGTATTGGTGGAAAACCGCAACATCAAGTCCTTGCCGACCGCAACAGGAACCGCAACAATACAGGCAGCACAACTGTGCCTATAGGTTTTGAACAGGCCCGCCCATCGAAAGATCGGTGGGCTTGTTATTTGCTCTTTGATCTCCTGCTAGCCATACTTAATCACCTTTTACATTTAGGGGGTTATATGTTTGGCTATTCAATCCCAGAAACTGCCTGGCGAAAATCAGCTAATGTTGTTGAGGAAAAAAAAGCCGTTGAGAGCGTCGCGGATAGGCTTTTGAAAGCGATGATTAGCACGTCCAAAGATCTAGTCGATCATGGGCAGCCGATTGATATTGAGGTAGTAGATAAAAACGATATCAATATTCTTGCTACGATATCGACGCATTTCGGGCAAGGCCGCTTATTGCTTGAGTGGGATTTATCTCGTGACCAGCTTGCGGGTCTTCTCGTTGTTGAAAAGAAGAGCCGGGACAGAATGGACCGAGTTGTATGGATCCCAGTATGGGGGTTAAGCATTCCCCAGCACGGGAACCCGACGACCCTTGACGGGGCGTTTTCCATCAATCTCACCGACTACCTCGGCGGCGACAGAAGACGAACAGTTTTTGAGGGGTTGATGTGCATCGTCTACGCGATAGCCTCAGGCTCGAGTAGTTGATTCATTGGTTGTGATGTCACCGCCTCCGGGCGGTTTTTTATGGATCGAAGAAATGGCCCCGCTAGCGAGACCCTGCCCGCCTGATGATTTGGTTGGCGAGGAGGCGCAGCTATTTCTAACGCTTCGGCCCGCGCCAGAGATCGGCGAATGGGTGCAACGGAACATCTTGGCAGACGATGGCCCCATCCATAATCCTGACCATTCCCACCTGATTGATGCTGACCCGTGCTTCCTATGGGCATCGACTGCTTTTACAAAGCAAGGCCGTACAGTACTGGGCCAATGTGAGCAAGTAATGGTCCGCGCCGGAGGCTGGCAGAAAGCCCGCCAGGAGCAACAGATGCGCGAATGGTTCGGCCACGTGCCGCAATTCATCATCACCCTGGCAGCCGATTACTGCTCCCAGTGCAGCGACATCGAGTTTTGCTCGCTGGTCGAACACGAGCTTTACCACATAGCCCACGCCCTGGACGAATTCGGCGCACCAAAATTCACGAAAGAGGGGCTGCCGAAGTTGGCGCTTCGCTCACACGATGTCGAAGAGTTCGTTGGCTTGGTGAGGCGCTACGGTGCCAGTTCAGAAGTCGCCCGCATCGTCGAGGCGGCAACCAAGCCGGCAGAGGTCGGAAATATCAACATTGCGAGGGCATGCGGAACCTGTCTGTTGAAGGCGGCGTAAGACACAACCGAATGCGTATTCGCCGTATTATTCGTGTAAACCGAGCTTTGATTTGGCATCTTCGGATGAGAAAGCGGACTCCAAGTAGATGTTTTCGTGATCTCGCAGGTACTTGAGCAAACCCAGGGCAGGTGACACGGTCATATTGTCGAACAGAGCATATTTATTTATGTAATGGATAAAATTGTTTCCCGGTTTGGTGTATCCATTAGCGAATAGGATGTACAGTTCTGTGTCTGATAGTTGAGCGCGAATTATCCGACAGTATTGCCATTTCTGAGCGGGGTTTAAGAATGACTGCTCGTCTATCCACTCAAAGATTCCATAGAGTGTGCGCAGAAGTCTACCTATCCAGTCGGATCTGCTGCGGTACAGCGAGTCCCAATTGGTGGTTAGCGTAAATCTCGCTAGGTCCGGGGGGAAGCGCTCCTCCTCGGCAGGACCCCTGAATATAAAGAACGCGGCCTGTCGAAGCCCAGTTGTACCGTGCTCGATATGGTCGCTGCCTTCATGTCGTCGCAGTAGAGCTAGAGGAAACTCGAAGTCCGCAACCTGTCGATGGTATTGGTCGAGGCGCCGAAAGAATGTTTGCTCAAAATTTTGAAGTGCTAATAATTTGCTCTGGTCCCCCATCTGCTTCCTCTGATGATGAAGCGTCGCCACGAGAAGCATGATTGATGCGAACCCGATAAAAGGCCCGGCAGTGCCTCCTAAATAATTACCGAAGTTGGCCCAGTCCGTTTTATCGTCGGAAAGACTGAAGCCAGAGGCATGAGCAAACTTTATGAGATACATAGCCAAGGCAATTGTTAGAGCCAAATACCCAAGCAGCACTGCATACCAGCTTACTCGGTCGGTCTTGAGTCCTAAAAAATCCCATACCTTCTCTTTTTTATCCTGGCTCTTCATCTCTAAACCCGATTAATTATTGGCATAGTGGAGGTTGTAGCACATGGACATTAAAGACTAGACCACACCTAGACGGATTTCACATTATGGCAAAGCTCAGTGAGGCCGCGCAGCGCTTCATTGTGCAAGCGCTTGCGTGCTACGACACGCCTACTCAAGTTGCAGAGGCGGTCAAGGAAGAATTTGGTATCGACGTTCCGCGTAACCAAGTGGGCCAGTACGACCCGACGAAGGTGTCTGGCCGCCAGTTATCGAAGAAGTGGAGCGACTTATTCCACGACACGCGGGAGCGGTTTCGGAAGGAAGTTGCAGAGATCCCGATTGCTGATCAGGCCTTCCGCCTACGTCAGCTTCACCGTATGGCGAACGAGGCGATGCGCCGTAAGAACATCGTACTGGCTGCTTCCTTGATGGAGCAGGCTGCCAAGGAGATGGGCGGCATGTTCACCAACAAGCGGGAGCTGAGCGGGCCAGGCGGAAAGCCCATGGAGCATAGAACGGTGGTGGTCGATGAAAAATCAGTCGCTGCCGCCGTCTCAGCACTTGAAGATGAGTACTGATGTTGAGCCTGATGTTCTGCGCCAAGTAGCAAAGGTCCGTTGTCAGGACGAGGGGCTTTTCTTTGCCCGGTACTTCTTCAAGCAGCGCACCGGTGGAAAGATGATCGTGGCTCCGCACCATAAGGTGATCCAGCAAACGCTTGATCGTGTGGTGGCTGGTGAGATTACACGCCTGATCATCAATGTCCCCCCTGGGTACACCAAGACCGAGCTGGCAACGATCAACATGATCGGGCGAGGCCTGGCGCTGAACAATCGCGCCCGGTTCATGCACCTGTCTTACTCGCACAATCTGGCGCTACTGAACTCCAGTACTGCGCGGGGGATTGTGAAGTCACAGGCTTACCAAGGCATGTGGCCCATGGTGCTGCGCGACGACGCCGATAGCAAAGCCATGTGGTGGACTGAGCACGGCGGTGGCGTGTATGCGTCGTCTGCTGCCGGTCAGGTCACTGGCTTTCGGGCTGGGCATATGGAACCAGGCTGGCAGGGGGCGCTGATCATTGACGACCCGGTCAAGCCTGATGATGCATACAGCGACACGGTGCGCGGCGGCATTAACGACCGATTCAATGAAACGATTAAATCACGGCTGGCGATTGAAACCACGCCGATGATCGTGATCATGCAGCGGATTCACTACCAGGACCTGAGCGGCTACTTGCTGCGTGGCGGGTCTGGGGAAAAGTGGCACCACCTTAACTTGCCGGTGATCATCGACAACAGCCTGCCGTACCCGGAAGAGAACACGCACGGCATCCCGATTGACCACGGCCTACCCGATGGCTGGCTCTGGCCCTTCAAGCACAACGAGTCGCACCGGACGGCGCTGTTTTCTCACCGGCGAACCGCAGAGGCGCAGTACATGCAGCGTCCGCGCCGATTCAATGCCGAGGGGGCGCTGTGGACTGAGGCACTGATTACAGCGGCCCATGCTCTACAGATCCGGCATGAGTTGGTACGCACGGTGGTGGCGGTTGATCCGGCCACTACGGCGAGCGACGAAAGCGACGAGACCGGCATTGTGGCCGCCAGCTCCTACGGGGCAGGCGACAACCGCCAGTATTCGGTAGATGGTGACTACAGCGGTAAGTACAGCCCGAACGGCTGGGCGCAGAAGGCCATTGGTGCATACGAGCAGCACAATGCCGATGCCATCGTCATCGAGACGAACCAGGGCGGCGACATGGCTGAGTCCACGCTGAGGAATGCTGGATTCAAGGGCCGCATCGTGCGTGTCCATGCCAGCAAGGGTAAGTTTGCCCGAGCTGAGCCAATCTCAGCCCTCTATGAGCAGGGGCGGGTCGCGCACAAAGGCGCTCTGTACCTACTCGAAAACCAACTTATGGAATATGTGCCAGCAACGGCCAAGAAATCGCCTGACCGGCTTGACGCCATGGTCTGGGCGCTGACTGAGCTGGGCGGCACGCAAGCCGTGGGCCTGATGATTCCAAAGCGCCTACTTCAAGGCAGATAAATGGCAATTTTCAATGTTTCAGCGCGAGACGGCAGCGTTTCGCTGGTTATCCGTGCGCGCTGCATGTCCTGTGCGCGGCAATTGGCGGCGGATCGGTCGCCTGTGCATGAAAAGCGCTTGTGGCGTGATCCGGAGATGTCCAGTGTTGAACTGGTCGGCCATCCGGAGCGTCTGGGCTATTTCAGCGAAGGCATGAACGGGATACTTAAGCGGATTACGACATGACGGCAAGCAATCTACAGCTGGCGGTGAACCATGCTATGCATGATGCCGCGTTGGCGCGTGCCCGCATGAACCTGCTCAATCCTTTGGGTATGGGGCTGGACGATAAGCGGGCTGCTGCCTGGTGTGAGTACGGCTTTAAACAGAACCTGGACTTCCATGATTTCTACAAGCTGTATCGCCGCAATGGTTTGGCCAGCGGCGCGGTAGAGAAGTTGGCAGGGACTTGCTGGAAAACAAATCCTTGGGTGATAGAAGGTGACGAAGAGGATGAGTCCCGCAAAGAGACGGGCTGGGAAACGAAAGCAAAGCGAGTTCTGACGGCCCGGTTGTGGCGTCGGTTTCGTGAGGCTGATGCCCGGCGCTTGGTAGGCCGGTACTCGGGCCTTGTGTTGCGGGTCAAGGACAGCGGCAAATGGCATGAGCCAGTGAAGGGCGGCTCCAAGGCCCTAGTCGATGTGGTGCCTGTGTGGGCTGCAACGCTACGGGTGTCTGAGTGGAATACCGATCTGGCGTCAGAGAATTACGGCAAGCCCGAGTACTGGAGCTATGTAGAGCAGAGCACAAACGGGCAGCCTGGTCGAAACATCAAGATTCATCCTGACCGCGTGTTCATACTGGGCGACTACTCCGGCGACGCCATCGGCTTTCTTGAGCCTGTCTATAACAACTTCGTGTCGCTGGAGAAAGTGGAGGGCGGCTCGGGTGAGTCATTTCTGAAGAATGCAGCCCGCCAGCTCAACGTCAATTTCGACAAAGAGATCAACTTCGATAATCTCGCCTCCTTATACGGGGTGAAGCCTGAAGAGTTGCGCGAGGCAATGAACGAAGCCGCGGTGGAAATGAACCGCGCTAACGACGTGCTGTTGAACACTCAGGGCGCAACAGTCACTCCGCTGGTTTCTACAGTTCCCGATCCCAGCCCCACCTACAACATCAACCTGCAGACCATTTCAGCCGGTCTGGATATCCCAAGCCGCGTGCTTGTTGGCAATCAGCAGGGGGAACGAGCCAGCACCGAGGACCTGAAGTTCTTCTACGCACGCTGTCAGTCACGCCGCATGGATCTGTCTTTTGAGATCGAGGATTTGGTTGACCACTTGGTGCGCATTGGTGTGCTGGATGCCACAGGCGAAAAGACGGTCATGTGGGATGACCTCACAGAGCAGACCTTTGCCGAGCGGCTGGATAACGCCGCGAAGATGAGCACGATCAACCAGACCGCTTTGGCGACGGGTGAAGAGGTGTTCGGCAACGACGAGATACGGGTTGCTGGTGGCTTTGATCCTAAAGACAGCGAGCCGTTAGATGAAGGCGACGATAAGGACGAGGATGGCGACGAAACCGAAACCCCCGATCCTACCCCGTGACCTGCGTGACCCGACTGGCGTAGATATGCTGGAACGACGCGCAATGCGGGACTTCAATGTGCGCATCAAGAAGGTAGCCAAGGCTTACCGCGCTGCGCTGGATGAAATACCAGCTGAGCCAGTGATTAACCGGCGCTACCAGTTTCGGCTGGATACGTATCTGTTGCGCACATTACTGGCAAGGCTGGATGCAATCGTTGCCGAGATTCTGCTGGAAGGGGGCGACGAGAATATCTGGCTCTTTGACCGGTACGTCGAGGTCGCGGCCACGCGCGGCACGGCCCAGGTGTTCGCCAATCTGTCTCAGCAGTCCGCAGCGTACAGGGGCGGGCGCATCTCATTGCAAGAGGTTCTACGCAGTGAGCCGCATCGCCGCCGTATGGCATTGCTCAGTGCTCGGGTAGCAGAAGAAATGAAGGGCGTTGTCGGAGATGTGAAGGCGAACATGACTCGTGTGCTGACTGATGGCATAGGGCGCGGCCTGAACCCCAGAGAGGTGGCAAAGAACCTGACCGCCCAGGCCGGTATTGAAACACGGCGGGCGCATCGGGTTGCACGCACTGAAATCACCACAGCGCTCAGGCGTGCCAAGTGGGACGAGGCCAGCGATGCAGAACAGGATTACGGCTTGCAGACCAAAGAGCTTCACTTGTCTGCGCTGAGCCCCACAACACGGGCTACGCACGCAGCCCGGCACGGAAAGCTATTCACGCGGGACCAGGCACAGGACTGGTGGAGCCAGAACGGGAACAGTGTGAATTGCAAGTGCACGACAGTGAGCGTGATGGTCGATGACGAGGGGAAACCGGTTGTGCCTTCGATCATTCAACGTGCGCAGAAAGCAAAAACCAATATGGAGAAACGAGGCTATGCCTGGTCAGACACAGAATAGCGGGCCGATGCAGGTCAATGTGACCACGCAGGTCAACAGTCAGCAGATCCGCAAGGTGACGCATAACAATCGTGAGCATTGGGTTCTGCCCAGCTACACGCTGCCAGCCAACGTGGTCATGAACGGTGGTTTGTACCCGGCCAGTGAGATTGATGCCCACTATCAGGGGCTGGAAGGAACGCTGGCGCCGCTGGGGCATCCGCAGGTGGACGGTCAGTTCGTGTCGGCTTTTAGCCCCGAGGGCATCAACGTTGGCCATGTAGGCGCATTCAACCGTAACGTGAAAAAGTCCGGCAACCGCATCTACTTGGAGAAGTGGGTAGATGTAGAGGTTGCACAGCGCACCGAGGAAGGCCGAGCCTTGCTTGAGCGTGTGGAAGCCCTAGAACGTGGCGATGATGTGCCGCCGATCCACACCAGCGTGGCAGTGTTTCTGGATCGCCTGGAGGCGAACGAAGAACAGAAAGCGGCCGGCGCGGAGTGGGTCGCCAAGATCAAGAGCATGGACCACGACGCCATTCTTATGGATGAGGTGGGGGCGGCAACGCCGGAGCAGGGCGTTGGCCTCATGGTCAATGCGGACCAAGCCAAGCCCTTACAGGCCAATTCTGGCGCGTTGGTGGGCGAATCCTTCCGGGAGCGCGAGCAACGCCTGGACCGAGCCGCCAAAGAGCGTTTCGCTCAAGGCACTGACGAATATGCCTGGGTTGCCGACTTCACGGACAGCCAAGCCATCATCGTGCGTAATGGTGGCGCTGCTGAGGTTTATGGATACAAGACCGAGGCCGGGAAGATCGTCTTTGACGACACCGGCGCGGCTGTTGTGCGCCAAGAGTCCTGGGTGGCGGTAGTCGCCAATAGCATCAAGAAAGGCGCGCAGAAGATTTTTACCCCGCAGGCCCGGCCTGCAGTCAACAACAAGGAGGGCGAAATGCCTTTAACCCCTGATGAACGGGCCGATTTGGTGAAAGATTTCGGTGCCGCTGTTACTCCCATCGTGAATGCTGCGGTGGCTGAGGCGATCAAGCCTATTGCCGATAAGGTGGATGGCCTCGAAGCAAACCAGAAAACCATTGTGGATACGGTTACCGCTAACGCCAAGGCCGAAGAAGCCGACAAGCGTAAGGCTGTGGCTGCCGTACATGGCGATATTGTGGCCAACGCGCTGTCCGGTGAAGCCCTGGATGCCATGCATAAGTCCCTGGGCACTGCTGCACCGCTGGGTGCCGGCCATATCGAAACTAACAGCAACGCACTGACCGCTGATGTCACTGCGCTGCCAAAGGAGTAAGACATGAGCCGATACCGCCGTGTAAATATCGATGGCAAGTCCATCACTGAAACCCGTGTGGCTGCCGCTGCGCTGTTGTCTGGCACGTTCGCCGTCATTGATGCCGATGACAAGTTCGCCCAGGCTACTGCCGCAGTCGGTCGCGTTTACGTCATCAACTGCGCCTATCACCAAGGCCTGAATATCCGCGACGCTGTGCCCGTTGGCGATTCCGCTGTTGGCGATTACGTCGAAGAGGGGCGTGAGCTGGCTGTCCTGTGTCCTGCCGGTGCCTACAAAAAGGATTCGCCCATCAAGATCGGCGCGAATGGACAAGGCGCTTTGGCTACCGACGACACCGACACCGTGATTGGCTACAGCCAAGACGAAGTGACGCTGACCGCCGCTGACTTCATCCGCGTGCGCATGCGTGTCGGCACTGTGGCTGCTGCAACCATTGAGCCATAACAGGAGAAACACATGTTTTTTACCCAATCGGCTATTGCCGCCCATCCTCGATTGATGGGGCACCTCCAGGCGTTGCAAGCCAATCGCAATATCTGGAACAACCAAGACGCGGCCTTGCTGGCAGCAAACCGTGCCGTGATGACGCCGGAAATGCTGCAGGCCAACGCGCTTGCAGGCCTGGGCCGTGAGTTCTGGCAGGAAGTAGACAATCAGATCGTCTCTTACCGTGACCAAGAAACCGGCATGGAAATTGTCAACGACCTGCTGGCCGTACAGACCGTGTTGGATATTGGCAAGACGGTGAAGTCGTACAACATCGCTGGCGATATCGCTGATGATGTGTCGATCAGTATCGACGGCCAGGCACCGTACTCATTCGATCACACTGAATACGACAACGATGGTGACCCGGTGCCAATCTTCACGGCAGGTTACGGCGTGAACTGGCGCCACGATGCTGGTCTGCGTACCGTTGGCATCGACCTGGTGCTGGACTCCCAAGCCGCCAAGCTGCGCAAGTTCTACAAAAGCATCGTCAGCTATGTGCTGAGCGGCTCCGAGCGAATCCGCGTTGACGGCAAGCCCGGTCAAGGCCTGAAGAACCACCGCAATACGATCAAGCTGAACCTGGGCAGCGGTGCCGGTGGCGCGAATATCGACCTGACTACGGCCACGCCGCAGCAGATCATTGAGTTCTTCACCAAGGGCGCATTCGCTCAAGCAGCGCGCAACAATAAGGTCGAGGCCTACGATGTGCTGTGGGTGTCGCCCGAGATCTGGGCCAACCTGTCTCAGCCGTACCTGATTCAACTGGGTGCTGGTGGCGGTACTGTTGCTGGCTCCGTGTTGGACGCCGTCAAGAGCTTCATCCCCGCCCGCTCGATCCGTCAGACGTTTGCATTGTCCGGCAACGAGTTCATCGCCTACCAGCGCCGCCAAGACGTTGTTTCCCCTCTGGTCGGTATGGCAGTTGGCACCGTGCCGCTGCTGCGCCTGCGCCCACAGGACAACCATAATTTCCAGATCATGTCGGCCATGGGCTTACAGATCAAGCGCGACGGTGATGGAAAATCCGGCGTGCTGTACGGCGCGGACCTGAGCTAAGGAGATGGGAATGGCGAAATATCAAGTCGTTCGTGCTTGGCATGGGGTATCCGTTGGTCAAGTAGTAGAGATGGAGAAGGTGCACCCATCTCTCAAGGCCAACGTCATCCCGTTGACTCAAGCTGCTCCTGTCTCCGACGAGGCCGGTGATCTACTGAAACAGGCCAAGGCGGAAATTGATGCGATGCGCGAACGCGCCCAAGCCGAGCTGGCGCAACGCGTGGAAGAAGCCAAGCAGGAGACTCAGGCCGAGGCGGACCGCATTATCAGTGAAGCAACAGCCGAAGCTGAGCGTATCAAGCAAGACGCACAGCAGAAGGCCGGGGAGCTGACGCCAGCAACGCCAGATGCGGGCAGTAAGCAGACGAAAGCTAAGTAACCGCCATCCAGGCGGTTTTTTTATGCCCGATCACTCGGGCAGACGCTTCCAAGCAACCTTAAATCGGTAGGTGCCGAGCCTGAGAGGGTGGAAGAGCTTTGAAAAGTCCGGGGCTGCCCATAGCGGGCGGCCCTTTTCTTTTCGGAGAACGAAATGAGTTCGCTGACAATCATCGATACAGTTATTCAGCAGGATGGAGACGGCCGGTATAGCTTGAACGATCTGCACCGTGCATCCGGTGGCAGCCCTAAGCACCGGCCTGGGCAGTTTATGCGGCTGGACGCCACCAAGTTGCTTGCCAAGGAAATTCAGTGCGCAGATCAGCGCAGTGCATTTCACGTCGTTAATGGCGGCCCATTGCGCGGCACGTATGTGTGTAAGGAGCTTGTTTACGCCTACGCAATGTGGATCAGCCCTGCGTTCTGCTTGAAAGTAATTCGTGCATACGATCAGGCGCAGACCAATGCTATGGGAGCCTATCGGCAGCTTCAAGCTCTGATCGCAGAAGAGGTTTCGACGCAAGTCCGAGCCTCCTTCGGATCCCGCTTGATGCTTGAGCGAAAACGGGCTATCCCCGAGCTGCAAAAGCGGCGCGAACGGCTGGAGCATGAAATCCAGCCATCTTTAACACTCAACTGACCCGGCCAAGCGCCGGGTTTTCTTTTTTGGGGGGGCCACATGATCACCGCTGAGCAAGCCCAGCAATATCTGACCAGCCAAGGGATCAGCAAAGTCCCTGATTTCATCTTGGCTGCTTGGATTGAGTTGGTCAACAGCATCCAAGGATGCCTGGACGAGCATTACACGCCAACTGTAGCGCTGCTGATTCAGTCCTACTTATTGGCCCTTATGGCTTACGGACAGGGTGATAAGTACATCAGTAGCCAAACTGGCTCGAGCGGCGCTTCCCGTTCCTTCCGATATCAAGGCTTTGCCGACCGGTGGCGCGGGATGCTTGGGTTGCTGCGCGGCCTCGACAAGCATGGCTGCGCCACCGGACTGATTCCGCCTGATCCGACTGTCCAGGCTCATGGTGGCCTGTGGATTGCCAAGGGTGGCTGTCATTCTGGGGGGCGTTGATGAGCGAAACAGCTAACTGGAGCTATACCAACACCGCCACCGTGAAGCCCTATATAGGCACGGACGAGTGGGGCGGCAGCAAATACGGTGAGCCATACGAGATCGCCTGCACCTGGGCAGCCAAGTCAGAACAGATGCGGGATTCGCTGGGGGCGGAGTTTGTTACGCGCAATCAGATCTACACCGAGGACAAACGCCCTCGCTTTCTGGACCTGATTCAACTCAATGGCTCGACTGAATGGCAGGAAATCCGAGCAGTAACAGGCTGGGATATGTCTTTTTTCGACGAAGAGCCTGACTTTCTACTGGTGACGTGATGGCAGTCCGAGGAATCAAGCAGGTCAAGAACAATATGCGCAAGCTCCAGGCCGAGATCCAAGGGCGTCGAACAGAGGCTGCCGTATATGCGGTCCTGTCTCAAGGGGGCGCGGCTGCCGCCACGATGACTCCGGTGGATACCAGCACCCTGATCAACAGCCACTTCGTGGAAATCAAAGCCGATGGCGACAAGGTGACGGGCCGAAACGGCTACAGCGCCGAGTATGCCGCTGCTGTTCATTCCGCGCCTGGTGTGCTCAAGGGCCAGGAGCGTCCCGGAAACCGGGGTCAGTATTGGGACCCGGACGGCGAGCCGCACTTTTTGACGGCAGGCTTTGACCAGATAGCCGCAGATGTGCCGCGCATTTTAAGGAACGCATACCGTGCTTTTGATCGACGTTCGTAACTGGGTGGTGGCGGCTCTGCCGGCAGATTACTTGGCGATGTTCTCCTGGGTGGAGTCATCGAGGTCAGAGGATGCAGCAAGCCGCTACTGCATCGTCCAGCAAACAGGTGGGGCTGGCCCCATTGTTGAAACCCGCTATCCGCGCTTTCGTGTGGTGCTGCTGGGTAAGCGCAACGACCGCAGCGATGCGCAGAAGGTCATGACAGACATCGAAGCGTTGCTACAGGCAGCTATGGGCGATGCCTTCCCATGCGGGGCCGCCAGTATCCGAGCAATTACCGAGCCAGTCGGCCCGGGGTTCACCACAGAAAACCGGGCATGGGCTCAGGTTGATTTTGAGATCATTATTTAGGAGGGCCAGATGGCTACCTGCAAGAATCAGAAATTTGTCGGCCGCACGGCCATTTTGGAATATGCCATTGGTTGCGGCGACCAGATGCCCGCAGCGGCAGACTGGAAGCGCCTGGGTGCCATGCGCGCCAAAGAGCTGACTATCGAATGGGAAACCACCGATGCGACGGCTGATGACTCTATCGGTGCATTGCGTGAGAATCTTGCCACCTTCCAGACCCTGAGCGTATCCGGTGATGGTGTCCTGAAGGTTGCCGGCACTGGCGCCGCTGCCTTGATCGCGCTGACCAAGCACGTTATCAAGCCAGAAGCAACGGGCGGTGAGCCAGTGGCTTGGATTCGTCTGACTTTCCCTGATCTGACGTTCACCTTCTTCTCGATCGTGACAAACATGTCGCGCTCTGCGCCTTATGATGATGTTGCTACTTACTCGTTTGAGGCCAGTGCGACTGCCAGTGACTTCGGTTTGATGGTGGAAGATACGCCAGATCCTGACGCTCCAGCCGTGGACACTGTGGCCGTTACTCCGGCTACTGCCAGTATTGCCGAGGGCGCTACCCGTCAGTTGACCGCTGCGATCACGCCCACCGGCGCGGCCCAAGGCGTTATTTGGTCGTCCTCGGATACTGACACAGCAACTGTCTCCCAGACGGGGCTGGTCACTGCCGTGGCAGCCGGTACTGCCACTATCACAGCAACCAGTACGGCAGACTCGGCTAAGAAGGGAGAGTGCGCCGTTACGGTGACCGCATGATGATCCTTACGGATGTCGGTGAGGTCGGCGTTCACGTAGGTGAGCGGGTGCATATCCTGCGCCCGTCACTCTACGCGATGTCGCAACTCGGTGAGCCACGGGAGATTGTGGAGTTGTTTGCCGCAGTGATGGGCGAGGCCCCAAGTTTGGTGGATGCGCTGGCAGTCGTACTGGCCTGCTCGGATGAGGATTTGTCCGATCTCTTTGGCTGCGTGTTGGCCGAAGGCGAAAAACTGACTTACGAGCCAGGGCATGTCGAGGCAGGGGCCGTTGTGTTGCTTGCCCGCTGCCTGCTTAAGCATGGCATTACCGGATCGTTGCCCGAATTGCCCCGGCCAGCAGACCAGGAGCCGGAGTACGTGCAGGAGTTCGACGCCCGTGCTCATGTGTCCATGGCAATGGCGCATCTTGGGGTTTCTGAACGGGACGCCTGGCAGATGACCATGACCGGCTTAGTGGGGGCGCTACGTGCGAAGTTTCCGCCCTTGCAGAATGATTCGCCTGGCGCAAGAGCCCCCAGCAAGGCTGAAATGGAAGAGGCGCTGGCTTGGCATGATCGGGTTCTGGCTGCCAGGGCTTAGCGTTGTCTAGCGTGGGCTTGCTACGTTGGGTAATATCTCCTTATTCATAGAGATTGGAGAGGGGAGATGAAAGTACTAGCAGGAGCCCTATTGCTATCGGCCACATTTCTTGCTGGCTGTGCCACGACATCAGGTTTAGAGCCTACAGTAAGTAAGAGCGGTTTTGATGGCGCCACTGTTGTGAACATCGTTCCACATGGGAACACGTGCGCGGAGCACTGTACTCAGATCGGAGCGCAATGGAATTCTCAATCGCCGACTAAGGCCATTCTGACCATTGGCGTGCTGGGTTATACCGGTTTCAGAAACATTGAAAAGGTTGAGCTGCGGATAGGCAAGGATGTTCGTGTTCTTGAGCCCAATCCAGGCCTCACGCGCCACGTGAAAGAGCAGTACATGACTTTCTACGAGTCAAAAAAAGACTACACCGTCAATCTCGACTTGGTTCGCAACATCATTGCTTCTAATGATGTTTGGCTGCGAATTAGCACCAATGATGGCGTGATAGAAGATGCCATTGTTTCTGGGGCGCAAGATAGTAAGGGTTTTAATGCCTTGAAGCGTTTTATCGCTGAGGTCGATTCTCACTAATCAACTGTATGTTTTATATACCCGCTTCGGCGGGTTTTTTTATGGGCGAAAGAAATGGCTGAGAGTGTCGGGGCAATCTACTATACGGTCGAGGCAGAAACGGCCAAGCTGATTAGTGATCTGGAAAACGCTAATAAGCGCCTCGAAATGCTTGAATCAGGCTTCAACAAAACAGATGCGTCCGCAAGAAAAGCGGATATGCAGCTAACCAAGACCGCCGCAGCCGTGAGAAACCTTGGAAACGAAGGGGCGGGGGCGGAGAGAAAGATTGGTGGCTTGGTGAAGATGTTGGGCGGCCTCATCGCTGTGCAGGGCATTGGCGGAATCATCAGCCTAGCAGAAGGCTACAACGAGATGGCCGAACGCATTCGGATGGCTACTGGCAGCGTCGAGGAATATGAGATGGCCCAGGCTCGGCTGCTGGCTGGCGCAAACCGAACCTACCGAAGCCTGGAAGAAGCGCAGGAATTGTTTATCAGAACTGCAGACTCCTTGCGCGAAATGGGCTATAGCACAGAGCAGTCTCTCGATGTTACTGATAGCTTGAGCTTGGCCTTTGTTAAGAGCGCAACCAGCGCTGATCGCGCCAAGATAGCAATGGGGGCGTTCTCACGGTCCTTGTCAAAGGGGCGGGTTGATTCTGATGCCTGGGAGATGATGCTTATCAGTATTCCTACGTTGGCTGACGACATGAGCGCCGCCCTAGGAAAGTCGGCGCAAGAAGTGCGAAAACTGGGAGCTGAAGGCAAGTTGACAACCAAGGAGCTTACGGAAGGGTTGCTGGGCTCATTGGAGAAAAATGGCGAAGCGGCCGATAACATGGCCACCACCGTGGCCGATGCGTTTACCAATCTGCGCAATTCCCTTGCCGTCTATGTGGGCGAGGCTAACCGGGCCAGCGGCTCGACACAGCTTATATCCAGCGCAATCGTTTCCCTAGGCGAAAACATCGACCTGGTGGTCAAGTCGCTCATGCTGCTGGGCGCGGGTGCATTGGCTAAATACATTGCATCCCAAGGCTTGGCCACCATAGCCAGCCTTAAACAGGCATTGGCAGCACGACAAGAGGCCGCCACGGCATTGCAAGCCGCCCAGGCACGGAATGCGGCTGCCGTTGCGGCATTGGCCCACGCACGCGCTAATATTGGACTCACGACAAGCACCACAGCACTTGCGGCAGCAGAGAAAGCGGCTACAGTAGCGGCCGCTGGCTTGGCCACAGCGCAACGGGCGGCCAGTGCCGCTAGCGTCGGTATGTTGGGTATCTTGGGCGGCCCGGCTGGAGTTATTGCAATAGCGGCCAGTGTGGCCGCTGGCTTTCTTTTGATGGGCGATAACGCGGACAAGGCGGTCAAAGATATTGACGAATTGACTGGATCGCTTGATGGTCTTCATCAAAAACAGCTTGAACTGAGAAAGCTTGACCTAGAAGAAGCCATAAGGAAAAACGGGGAGGCGCTTGAAGAAACGTCAGTGAGTGTTAATGCTCTGCGCAAGGATTACGAGGATCTGCACGCACAGCTTGGGCGTGGCGTTTCTGACGATGATCTGAAGAACCTCACGCACACCATTACCGAGCAGGAGGTGGAGTTAACTAAGCTGGCCGACAAGCATTCACGACTTGAAACGGCGCTACTCAACGTGAATTCAGCGCTGCAGCAGGCCGCGGCCTCACAGCGAAGCCTGAATCAAGCGATGGATGACAGCCCCACGGACGACTATTTAAAGCGCTTGGTGGACCGAAAACACGCCCTTATTGATGGGAACAGTGCCACCAAACAGGCAGAGCGCTATATCAAAACCCTGAACAACGTCACGCCGGAGCGAATAGAGCAGATCCGAAAGGAAGCAGCGGAAATTGATCGGCTTGCAGCAGCACAGCGAAAAAGCACCCAAAGCCGTGGGGCTGGTAAAAAGGCCGAAACAGAGGCTGAGCGCTCTTACAAGCAAAACTCTGAAAGCTTGCGCAAGATGGCTGAATCTTTCGCGCTGGCCCACTTAGAGGGGGAGCAACTCGCCGTAGTCCAGGCGCGACTATCTTTAAATGACTATGCCACTCCTGAGCAGATCGAGAGTGCTGAAAAACTAGCGGTAGCGTTGCATAAGGTCAACGAGGCTCAAAAACTTAAAACCAAAGTTGGTGATGATCCTCAAGCTTATATTCGTGGGACTGATGACCCGTTGTCAGGTGGAGCATTTGATGACCAAGTGGCGCGCTATGACGCTGAGGCCATTAAAGAACAGGAACGGCATGAGGCTTCACTTATTCGGCTACGGGAGGCAATGGAAGCGCAGAAGCTCACGCTGACAGAGTACTACTCACAGTTTGAGGGCCTGACCGAAACTCACAACGCCCGTATGGGGCAGATAGATGCTGCTCGGCAATCGACGATGCTCAGTACTTACGGCTCTGCCTTCGGCAGCATAGCTAGCTTGATTCGAAATTCCCAGGGTGAGCAGTCGGGAGCGTATAAGGCTATGTTCGCTGTGACGAAAGCATTTGCGATTGCTGATGCTGGGCTGAAGCTCAATATGGCGATTATGCAAGCTATGGCGGACCCCACCGCTTTGACGCCTATGCAGAAACTTGCAAATTACGCTGCGATTGCGTCGGCGGGTGCTGGGCTGCTGTCCAGTTTGTCATCCGCGTCGTTTGGCGGTCGCCAATACGGCGGCCCCACACAGCCAGGCAAGATGTACCGCATCAATGAGAACGGGGCGCCAGAGGTGTTCAATTCGGCAAATGGTCAGCAGTTTATGTTGCCCAACACCCGTGGTCATGTCGTTAGCAACAAGGACGCGTCTGTCTCTAAAGGGGGCGAGGGCGCACCGCGCATCACGCTGAATCTGATTGAGGATGCCTCGCGTGCTGGGCAGGTCGATCAGCAGCAGTTAAACGACGAGCATATTTTAAATGTGTGCGTTGCCAGCATCCATGGCGGTACGCAGTTGGCTGGAGCCATTGAGGGAACGTATGGCTCAAGGAGACAGGGACGATGATAGAAACCAACATTGATTTCCCTGCAGGCCTTCCGAATGGGCTTCGGGCAGACCACCAGGCCAACCATGTTCAGCCGTTCCAGCGTACAACCATGGCTGATGGACGGGCACGGCAGCGCCGTCGATTTAGCTCCGTTCCCAGCATGCAGACCTTTACCTGGATCTTCAAAGCCAATGAAGCCGCGCTATTTGAGGCGTGGTTTCGGGACGCCATTAAAGACGGGGCAGAGTGGTTCAACATCAAGCGCCTGACCCCGCTGGGGATGTCTGTGCTGGTGTGCCGCTTTTCCAGCATGTACCGGGGACCGGTGCTGCTTGGCGTAGATCGCTGGCAGTTTTCGGCGGAGCTGGAGGTGTGGGAGCGTCCGCTTATGCCCGTCGGCTGGGGCGAGTTTCCCGAGTTCGTTCTGGGGGCGAGCATCATCGATATTGCACTTAATCGGGAGTGGCCAGAAGCATGAGTGTTCTAGAGATTGTGCATGCAAGCGCTCCGGCCGATGCAATGCTGCTTTATACGCTTGAGGTTTCCGCACCTGGTGTTACTCCAGTTCGGATCGTTCAGGGCTATGAAGATCGAATGCTCGGAGTTGACGGGCAACTGGTGCTGTTCGAGGCAGCAGCCGTTGAGTTATCGCTGCCGTCGCGTAACGCCTCTGGTCAGCAGACGTTGCGGTTTGGTATTGCCGGGGCCAACGAAAGAATACGGCCTATTGTCGATGCCATGCTCGAATCCGGGCAAATGGTGACACTGACTAGCCGTACGTACTTGGCTAGTGACATTACGGCACCGGCAGAGCGGCCGTATGTCATGACCGTGCTGAGCGGGCAGTTTGAGAACGGCACGTTTGTGGCGGAGGCCAGTTATTACGACCTGCTCAATACCGCTTGGCCGCGAGAGCGCTACACGGCAGAGTCAGCACCCGGGATTCAATGGCTATGACGATCGATGACTTTCTACGTACGCGGTACAAGCCGTTTGGCCGCACCGTTCCGGAGCTGGACTGCTGGGGGCTGGTCAGGTTGGCCAGAGCTTCGCTGTTCGGCAGGGCCATGCTGCCCAGTTATTCGGAGACGGACCCGGAGGATAAAGCAGGCCTGACCACGGCAGCTAGCGAAGTGCGGGAGGAGGGCGGGTTCAAAGAGGTGCAGCCCAAGCCTGGAGCCATCGCCACCGGCTGGCGTGCACGGCTTTGCGTGCATGTCGGGCTTGTCGTAGAGGCAGACGGCAGACTCTGGGTGCTGGAGACAGACACTGGAACAGGCCCAACGCTTACCAAAATCAACGCTTTTGAGGCCCGCTACACGCGGGTTGTTTTTTATGACGATCAGAGTCTTTCTTAGCGGGACGTGTGAGCAGCCTTGCGAGACGCACGAATGGACCGGCACTTTAGCCGGTTTTTTTGCGTCCAAAGGCTTGACGTATACGCTGGCAGAGCAGCCCAAGTCTCACGTAACGGTCAATGGTAAGCCATTGCCGATGCTGGAGTGGGCCGATCGTCATCTGGATGCTGGTGATGACGTGGAAATGCGTCTGATACAGCATGGAGGCGTGTTCTCGGGCTTGGGCAAGTTGCTTGGCAGCATCTTCAACTTTGCCTTTGGCTGGCTGATGCCTAAAAGCGGGAGCCAGAACTACGGCTCCCCGGAGCAGGGCCAGCGTCTTGAGACGACTTCAGCAAAGGCCAATCAGCCCAAGCTGGGCGATGTTGTGCCTGAGCTGGCCGGTCGCTTTCGTCGCTTTCCTGATTACCTGACGCCGCCACGCCGACGTTTCGTGAACTGGCGCGAGCAGTGGCTGGAGTTCCATGCGTGTATCGGGCCTGGCCAGTATCAGATCAACGACACAGACGTGAAAGTGGGGGATACGCCGTTTTCTGCTTTGGGTGCGGACGGCTCCTATGCTATCTACGGGCCAGGGGCAGATCTCTCGGGAACGTCTACACACGAGCACTGGCACACAGTCCCTGCGGTCGGTGGTACATCTTCGGGCACGGCAGGTCTGGAAATGTCCACGGAGATGGCAAACCGGGAGAACACTCAGCCTGCAAGCTACTCGTTCGATGGAAGCTATATCTGGCGCTCTTCCGATAGCGAATTTCCTCCTGGCTGGGGGGCTGGAACACTGGTCAACATTCGGTTTCCGCAGCAATTTGAGGTGTCGCGGGAAAGCCCGCCTTTTCTTCCGCAACGCAACCGATTCACAGGCGCTTTCAAGCACCTAATGCCACTGGGCGGCTTGGGCGCGAACGGTCTTTCTATGGAATTCAACAGCCAACGATACGAGGTGGTTGTCGGCTCTATGGATTTGGATGAGAACGGGGATGGTTGGATCGAACTCACCTTTCCACGAGAGAATCCAGAGGAACCAATTTCTTGGGTCAATTTTGTTCCGTTAGGTCAGCAAACGCTTGTATTCCAGCGGTCTCCAGTTCCACGCTATTCAGTCCAACAATACTCTTCAGACAATATCGTTGTTTGGCGTTTATTGCCCAACGGAAACAACGATTCTGATTGGCGCGGCTTCCCGCAACTGACCAGCTCAGAAGCGACAGTCACATTCAACGGCGGCACGGTCTATGGCGAGTGGAGTAGCGAGTTTGTGGCCACGCCTGGTAAAGAAACCACGACTGGCATAGAAATCGATTTCTTCTTTCCGAACGGACTGGGGTACATACGCGATAACGGCGATGTCACCACCCAAGGGCTGGGCATCGAAATTCAGTACCGCAATGCAGATGGCGGCCCACGCACGACGATCAGCAAGTGGTATGAAAACTGGACGCTGGATCAAATCGGGATTACCGAGTCGATCAGTGTCCCGCAAATGCGGCCGGCTGTTCGTGTCCGGCGGGTGGGTGCCAGCGCCACGTCAACGCAGGTCAAAGACACAATCCAGTGGTACGGCCTGAAAAGCCGTCTCCGGACGCGAACAAGCTACCCGCGCTGGACCACCATGGCGGCCAAGCTGCGAGTCGGTGGACGCCTGGGTGCGCAGTCGGAAAACCAGATCAACGTGGTGGCTACGCGAATCCTGCCAGTGTTGCAAAGCGACGGCACCTGGTCAGAACCACAACCGACGCGGGATATCTCAGCGTTTGCGCGCTATATCACCAGCTCAATCGGCTATTCAGACCTGAATCTGGATGCTGACGAGCTGCGGCGCTTGGATGCAATTTGGAAGGCCAGGGGCGAAACGCTCGACTATGTGTATGACCTCACGACAGCGCAAGACGCCCTGAAACTTGCTTTCCGGGCCGGACTCTCTGAGCTGACTGTTTCGCATGGCCTGATTCGTCCGGTTCGCGATGATGTGCGCACGCAGTTTGAGCAAAGCTACTCACCGTTGAATATGACCAAGCCGTTGCGTGAAAGTGTGAGCCCTCGCAAGCCTATGGACCCGGATGGGGTGGAAGTCGAGTACATCGACGCAGAGACATGGACGTCAATGACAGTGAAGTGCCTGCTACCAGGGGATCAGGGGTTCAAGCTGGAGAAACTGAAACTCGATGGTGTGACGGACCGGGTCCGAGCTTGGCGAATCGGTATGCGGCGGCGTCGGGAGCAGGCCTATCGAAACCGTGAGTACAGCTTCGGCACAGAAATGGATGCTTTCAACAGTGAGTACCTGTCTTATGTGCCCCTGTTCGATGATGAGCCAGGCAATGCGCAGATGGGCTTGCTGGTCAATATTAGCCCTGCCTCTGGTGGTGCGCTGCTGCGCATCAGTGAGCCGTTACGATGGGTTGCTGATGTACCGCATTCCGTGGGGTATCGAACACCAGAGGGCAAGTTTGTTGGTCCGTTCGTTGCGTCTCCAGGGCCTGACGACTTCTCGATCATTGCCAATATTCCGCTGCCCTGGCCAGAAGTCAGCCTGAAACAGGAGCTGCCGCATATTTACTTTGGCCTGACGGCCGACTGGATAAAGCCAGCTCTGATCACGAGCATTCAGGCCCGTGGCACCGACGCTACGGATGTGACCGCAGCTAATTACGACGTGCGTGTATACGCCGATGACAACAACAATCCGCCGGATTAATCCCGGTATCAGCATCAATCAACCCGCTTCGGCGGGTTTTTTTATGGGCGTTTGAGATGACGACATATAAAACCGGCAACCCGATTGGGAGCACAAGCCCACAGGATTTGTACGATAACTCCCAGAACATGGATGAAGCCACCAATAGCCCCAGCAAGGATTATTGGGATGACCGGCTAGGCCGGAAACGCCTGACATGGGAGGGAATGACGCGTCTGTCGAATCTTGGTGCTGCTGTAGAAGCGGCGGAGCGTGCTGAGGCTGCTGCAGACGCTGCGGAGCAAGTGGCAAGCATGGGCACATATCTGACGAAAGCAGATGCTGACGAAGCGCAGCCGCAGCCCGAAGGGACTTATATCCGCGTCACCAACGACCCGGATCCAGCTAACAACGGCAATTGGGTGTCGGATGGCACGCAATGGATCTGGTCAGAGGTGCAGCCTTCTGACTACCGATATCGGACTGTGGCTAATAACGCAGCTCTTGCGACATTGTTGAAAATGGGGATTTATGGGAGTGCCGCGGAGAATGATCACCCAGACTTGCCTAGTAGCTTCCCAGCTGGTGTTGGCAAGGTAATCCGTGTAGAGCGGCAACTAGATTCTGGTGTGAGCGAGTATGTCACTCAGTACCTATACCAGACAGATCGGCCTCAATTTCAGTGGACTAGGCGAGTGTTGTCTAGTGGTGCCACGACTGGCTGGGTGACGCCTTTCGATCAATCCATTACGGGTGTCGTTAATGCTAATGCCAAACAGCTTCTGCGGCCAGGAACTTATGTTCTAACAGGGACACCTTCTGAGCTTCCCAGCGACTGGCCCTCTGGTGCCACACCACTAGCAAAAGTTGATATTCATGGTGGTTTCCGAGTGACTGCCCTTTTTACGACTTCGAATGAGGCGTTGCGCTGGCAGTCGATTGGCGGAGGCAACTGGTCCATCATAAAGGGGTTTGGTTTAACCGCTCCTTCCAACTTCACCCGTAACTATGCTTACCGTGGATTAGTCGCGCAGGGCAACGCTGACGACCTGCATGACGAAGGGCATTACATGCTCACGCAGCCGGCAACGGGGCTGCCCGCAGACGCACCGAATGAAACAGCGCTTGTTGACGTTGAGGTGTACGGCTCATTTGCTGTTCAGACCGTGCGTTATCGGAATCAGATGAAAAGTGTGTGGCAGCGGTCGGGCACCATTACAAGCGCAGGCGTTGCTACTTGGCAGGCTTATCAGAAGGTTGGCGGTGGTGACAACCCGCTGGCTGGCGCTGTCATTGCGGTGATTGGCGACAGCATCGTCGAAAGCGGGAACTGGCCAGAGCAATTGGCCTCAGCGACTGGTGCCATCGTGCACAAGTTTGGCTTTGGTGGCTGTCGAATGTCGGCCTATCCGACCAGTGTTGGTCGCTATGACGGCATGTGCGGGTACGCAATTGCTACCTGCATTGGCAGCGGCGACTATACGTATTTGCTGGATTGTGCTGAGGCAGTGGCACAACCACCAACCAACGATGACAACCGGCCTCAAGCGGCGGCGTTGGCTGCTTTGGACTGGTCCACTGTTGATGTTTTAGTGATCGCATTTGGCACGAATGACTGGACTCGCCCAGATCTGGACTTAGGGACAGGTTATGGGGCAGACCCTACTGGCATGACATTACGTGGCTCAGTGGCGCACATCATTCAATCGATCCAGGTGGCCTACCCGAATATTCGCATTGTGTTTCAACTTCCGTCCTATAGGACCTTTGGGGGAGGGCCGAATGCTGATGAAGATGCCTGGATTGCCCGTGCAAACAATATTGCTTTGACGGATGTAAACGACGCCATTGCAGATGTGGCTCAACGGGCCGGCTGCCCGAGTATGGATATGCTCAGAGACGGCACAGTCAATGCATACACAGCAGAACATTATCTTCGGGATGGGATTCACCCACGGCCTGGACTTGGATTTGCGCTATGGGCAAAGAGAATTGCCGGCTGGCTGCGCTCCATAGCATGACGCAGGGCGTGGCTTATCCCCGCTAGTGCGGGGATGTCCGGCTTATCAGGAGTCGGCTTTGGCCAGACGGCTCAAGACAGACTGATACAGCGCGACAGCATAGCTGGCGTCATTCTGCGCACGGTTGAGGATACCGTTGGTGTCTTTCAGGCGCTGCAGTGCGCCGCTTTGCACAGCCGCTTTGGTGAGCTCAAGTGCAATTTCTTCATTCTTGCTGAGTTGTGGGGTTTGGTTGTTGTTACGACTTGCCATCTGGCCTCTCCAAGTATTGAAGCCGAGAGGATAAGCCAGCGAAGTAGGGTAAACCTGTAGTTAAATGAAATGATTTGTAAGTGCTTCTCATTATGGGGAAGCGTCTATTCGACTTCCGGTGAATGAACCCGCTTGGATTGAGTGAGTGCCGCCTTCGAGCGGCTTTTTTTACGTCTGCTGCTTTTGCAGCGCTTCACGGGAGACAGCTATGCCGACCGTACAAATAAAAGGGAGAGGAAATGGAGCCGACATCTAGCGCAGTATCGGCAGGAGCGGCGATGTTAACCGTGGCATTTACGTCATGGCTGCTCGGTGTGAACGGGGATGCGCTGATCGGAGCGTTTGCGGGGGCTGTAGTTTTTGCTCTGCAGGCCAAAGATATCAGCTTGCTCAAACGCGTGGCATACATGCTGATATCAATTTTGATCGGCTATTTGGGTGCGGGTGAGGTTATGACTCACACCGGGCTACAGAGCTGGACGATAGCTGCATTCGGGCTGTCGGCTACGGTGGTCACGCTGGCGCTGGCGAGTATCGAGAAAATCAAATCTTTCGATATCACCAGCATTTTCAAACGGGGGTCATAGCATGCTCGTTTCGACATTCACGCTCATTGCTGTATTGGCTAACTTGGCTACGGCAGGCCGGCTAATTTGCTATCGGCGCGGCTGCGCCCGGTACCGGCTCGGGATCTCGCTGTTGGCGTACATCCTAATTGTTTGCTCCGGTGGCCAGGCGCTTGATGCGCTGTTCAATCACAACCCTGCTACAGCTTGGGAGGCGGGGTTTGCGGCGGTAATCGCTGTACTTGTATGGCGAGCGCGGGGGAATGTGGCCTGCATTGTGCGGGTCGTACACGACTAAAGGAAGGGTATGAAAAAGCTGTTTGAAGTGATCTCGGGCCTGCTAGCCCTTTTTTTTCGTCCACAGAAAGCAGAACAGGTCACACCAGAGCCAGAGAAGGCTGCACCTACTGGAATGTCCCCTGACGGTCTGACCATCCTGCAGTATTTCGAGAGTTGCCGCTTGGAAGCCTACTGGGATGCGGACGGCAAAGTGTGGACCATCGGCTGGGGTGACACGGGGCCAGATGTTGTGAAGGGTTTGCGTATCACCCAGGCAGAAGCCGACGAACGTCTGCAGCGCCGGTTGGCCCGCGAGTTCGTGCCCGGCGTGCTGGCAGCCTTGACTCGCCCAGCCACTCAGGCGCAGCTCGATGCCATGGTGGATCTGGCCTACAACATTGGCGTATCCGCATTTCAAGGTTCTACGCTGGTGCGCCAGTTTAATGCTGGCGACCAGGCCGGTGCCGCTGAGCAGTTCCTTCGCTGGAACAAGTCAGGCGGCAAGGTACTGCTGGGGCTGCGCCGTCGTCGCGCTGCCGACCGCGCTCGTTTCTTGGGCGCATCAGGGGCTGAGGCGATCAAGATAGGAGCGGCAATTGTTTAAAGCGCTATGGGGGAAGGTGGCAGGCTGGCTGGGTCTGCTGGGCGGCCTGGCTATTGCCGCTCTGGCCCTGCTGCATGTCGGACGGCGTCAGGGTAGCGTGCAGGCTGAACAGAAACAACATGAGGCGGATATGGCCGCAGTGGAGGTAGGACGTGATGCAGCTGAAACGATTGAGCGCTTGGGTGATGATGCTGTGCGTGATCGTGCTCGTAAGCGGATGCGGGACACAGCAGGGCGGTAATTATTGTGCGGCCGCTCAGCGTCCGTTTCAGTGGCGCTCTGACGCCGAGATCGACGCCACGCCTATCAGGGTGCTGCGCTACGTGGAAACGGAGGCTGAGACATGGGCGGGGCTATGTCGAAAATGAAGTTATATGATCTGGCATAAATGATCAGTTTCTGAATGTTTGGTGTCGAATCGAACGAGGGCTCGCATTAATCGACCTCAATTGGCGCTAATGAGCTCGATCATCTTTGGTGAGTTCTGGGTGACCCGCAGCAGGTGGTAACGCTTGAATCCAGCGACCACAGAAGGCTGTTCAAAGTAGAGTTATTGGAAGACTACTTTTTGTTGCGAGATACGACTTCGATCACCCTCTCCAAAAGCTCAAGCTCATTCTTTTCGAGTTTGCGAGACTCAAGGATCTCAGTCGATTGCCCGTTATCCAAAACCCCAGCGTTTGAGAAGAAGGATTTGGCCTTCACAAGTTCAATTGGGTTAAAGGGCTTTTCACCGTCATTCGCAATTTTAATAAGTGCGAAGGTCTCCTCTCTGCTTCGTTTTATTGCTTCGTAATAGCGGAATTCATCCATGGCGGAACGGTACTGCCTAAGAAAGAAAAAGGCAATAAGCTCAATGAAGAAAAGAATGCCAAACTTTGGTGCTAGGGTTATTAAAAGCGATAATCCATCAGTGGTTGTGATATATATATTTTGTGTGGTCTGAGAATAGAAGAATACAAGCCCAGAAAATGCAACAATGACCCCCACCATCAGGTAGACGCCAGCGCGGTTATAAATACTCTTAGACAATTGACGTGAGTCGTCGGCATAGTATGCAAATAGCGTGTTTGCCGAGCTTGATGTTAAGTTATTGGCACTCTTCGCGTCAGGAAGGGCTTGAATGTGAGTTCCGCGGATTTCTAGGTCGTCTGACTCATCGCTAGGACGGTCGAGATCCTCGAGCTGTCGCTGCGCTCGCCGGCGACGGAACGCCTCCAGTGGTAGCGTCCCAAATGTGAGGCGATAGATTAAAGGAAAGAGTAGGATAACAAGCGCGAGCAGGAAATCCGGATATCTATCGATGATGGCTATTACTGGGCTGGTTTCTGTCACCAGAATCCTAAAAATTATGCCCCCCGCAACCAAGATAGAGGCGATTGTCCAAATTGCCATCTCGATTGTTTGATAATTTTTTTCTTGTCGTCTAGCCATGTCGACGTTGACAGTGCGTATTTCGCCGGTATCAATTTTTGTGTTCATTTGGTTTTGATATGTATCTAATGCCGGAATAGGTAAATAGCTACTTAATTTATTGACCTAAAGAAAAGAAAATTTCTACTTATGGTTTAATTTTTTGAGGTGGTTTTATTCGATGTTAAATACTGGCCTGTCATACTGTCATGATTGAATAATACAGCATTATATAGAGTATAAGGAGAATCCTATTCGATGAATAGTCCGCTTAATTCTAGGTATCTGGTCAGGCAGCAAGGTTTAATGTTTCAGATTATGGCAGGGGGGGCTGTATTCAGAATCCGGTATTTCACATTGTTCATTTGCCGGGTAATAGTGTGCCATTTAACTGCCGTCTCAGGTTTTGCCCTGCTAAACAGTTCCAGTGCTGCCCCGATGCTGGTGCCGGGCGAAGCCCACTCCCGAGCAGCTTCCGGCGTTAAAACCACAGGCCTGCGGTCGTGAATGTCCACCATACCGCCAGCTGATGCATCGGTCACGATAGCAAATCCGTACTCAACACCATCATCTTTACCTGGCTGCCATGTATATGGGCTTGTCATCCTTGGCATGAATAAACCAAGGCTGCTTATCGCCGGTTTTCCCCGTCCACTCAAACCACCCGTCAGCTGGGGCCAGAATGCGCTTGCCTAGTAGGCCGCGCCACATAGGTGACTTCTTCAATGTAGTGTCGAGTCTGGCATTGAGGCCGCTCGAACTGGTTTGACTAATGCCTGCTATGCTAGATTAGATGGGAGGTCATTTTTGTGATGATTCCTGCTGCCAAGATTGGATCGAGCGAACGCAAAATTAGCGCAAGTTAACCAAGCTGGAGAGCTTCCCATGGGCACCAAAATTGTTACCGAGGCCGACCGTAAGCGTACTCCTCCTCCTGCCACTCCCAAGGGCGTGAACCTCAGCACGAAATTCCGGGGCCAACGTGTAAGCAAGGAACGTGGTGCACATACCCGCAGCAAGAAAAATCCCGGCAAGCGCGCACATTCGGGTTAATTGCCGGCGACAGGTTGGCACCTGTCAGGGCTTTAATCGTGCATATTGGGTGAGTTAGCCATTTTCCAGACGCAAAAAAGCCCGCTCTAGGGCGGGCTGTCGGAAATGTGTCGGAGCTTAATCCGTAGGGAAGTCATCTGCTCCCTGTAGAAGCACTTTCACTTTTGGGGGCATGGATGGGGGTATAGGTTCCATTCGAGAAAGCGGAAGCCCAAACATAACAACACCTTAACAAAACACCCCCGTTCCAGTACTGCCTACCAGAATACATGCACACAGCTCCAAGCTGTGCCAAGAAAAGCCCCAAAGATCAATGCTTTGGGGCTTTTTTGTTTTCTACGGCTGTAGCCTGCACTATTAATGCCTATATTGAATCCAGCGCGCGTCTAAGCTCTCTAGGCTCAGGGCTGACCCCAACGGCTCGTAAATGGCGATTACAGATAAACCAGATTTCGTCCCTGTCGTTAGCCAAAATAAAGAAGGCGTCCGATGTCTCTGACGGGTTGAACATCCCCAGGGCACGGTAAGCGGTCTGCATATTGAATCCGCTTTGAAGCGGGGAGGGCTTGGGCCCATCCTTCAGCTCTTGAACACGAAGATATAGTCCCGTCTCTAGTGTGATCAT